AATGAAAATTGATAACCTTTGCAGCCATAATAAATGCTCTCCTTTATAAATAGGGGCAGAACCAAATCCGATGTTCAGTTCTGCCCGGTTTGATTGATTCGATTTTTGCGGTTTAGCCGCCAGTAACAGTCAGGGTCTCGCTGAACTCAGGCTTCTTGGTAAAGATGCAGTTGATGGTCATTTCCACAACCTCGTCCACGCCGAAGCCGGACAAACCAACCTGATGCATACCCTGCCAAGTGAAGCCGGAGCCGTCCTGCATCTTCAGGGCGTAATACTTCACGGTGTTGCTCTCGGAAGTCTCATCGTAGCCAGCTTCCTTGACCTTCTTGTAGTCAGTCTTGTTGTAGTTGGCGGTGAAAGCCTTGGTATCGCTCTGGATGATGCCAAAGATGTTGACCTGCATGGGGTCAGACAAGGTGGTGGCATCCAGAAGGTTCGGCTCAGAGATCAGGTCGGGTACATCCTTGATGTCGCACAGCTTCGTCAGAGCGGTTGCGCTGTCGCCACAATACAGGGTGGTATTCAGACCGGAGATAGCAGTACTCATAGAATGTTTACCTCCTTAGTTTCGGTAAATCATTCCGTCCTCTCCGATTGTTGCCCCATAGCTGCAATCAATCCGATAGACGGAATTGTTGTACAGCCCATTCAACGGGGCAAACGACTTGCGATAAAATTTAAGTGGTTCAAGAACAGAATCCACGATTCCAACAATGGAGCGTGCTTCTGCAATGCGCCCGGTGTTCTTGTTGGAGTAAACACGAACACGCAGGGAAACGGCAGCGTACTTGCTGTGACCAGCAGAATCAATGTGTACAGGAAGATTGCTGTTTTCCTCTATCTGCACACACGGAAACTTCTTGACGTTGCTGTCGTTGATTTCACCAGTAACGAAGATGCCGGGCACTTGCTTTCGCAGTTCCTTAGCAACAGCCGTGAAGATAGAATTGAAATAATCAATCAACTATTCCAAACCTCCCTCCACGTTGCTTCGACCTGAGAAGCCATTTCCTCAACAGCTCCCCACATAGCCATAGCTGCATCATTACCACTGGTGTAGTTCAGCTGACCCTTGCCGTCTACTTCCTTGACAGGCGTACCGGCATTGCCAGATTCACCGTAGTAGTACCAGCGCTTGTGCTTGCCGTTTTCTTTGCCGTATGTGCCATGTTCACCAATGTTATCAGGCAAAGGGAACGGGCCGACTGTTCCGGCAGCGCCCCAGCCCTGATGTGTAACGCCTGTGCCGAACTCAATGTAAGCAACCGCTTGCCCTTTCGCTAGGATAGTGCAAGACGCGCCGTTTTGGCTAGCCTCGCACTTAACATCGTTTTTGCCAGCATATTGGGCATTGGCAAAACGGATTGTCGCAACAGCAAGACCTTTATCGGCAAGCGCCTTTGCGAATAACTGCGCCTTTTGGTTCAGGGTGGTCTTGTATTTGCGAATATCTTCCTCAGCCTGTTTAAGTCCGGCATCGCTCAACCTCACTTTAATTTTCACTTGCAGCCACCTCTTTCAGCGCATACAACGTGTCCGTGATATGCTCTGCGACCTTGACCACAATGTAATTGAAGGGCTTTGAAACGTCCGTTTGAAACCAGACGTGCGTGCCTTCATAAAGCGGTGTGTTGTGCTTTTTGCTGGACGAGCTGACAACGTAGCTGTAATCCGTGAACGCTCCAAAGGGGCTTGCTTCCGCAGCGCCAGTAGGCGGGCTGACATTCAGCATCAGCTTTGCGGGTTCACTCCACGATTCGTATGCGGATTCGCCGGTTTCGTTTCCCCATTCGTCCACAACAGGCGTTTTCTCGCCAACCGGGTTTGAATACCACAGTGGGCGTTTATCCAGCGGGCTTCCATTGAACATCAGCCGATAACACCTACTCTCGGAACCACTTCATTCAGCAGGGACTGTGCCACATCAGAGCTTTCCCACACACGAGTAATGCCATTGTTGGTGTAGCTCGTCTGTCCGTTTGCGCCGATGTGGTTGTACAGTTCCGCTGCAATGCGTATCTGCAACGACTGATACTGCAAGGGCAGCTCGTCCGGTCTGTTGCCGAAAGGGTAGCCCTGCGCAAATATCTTGTCTTTGGCGAAATCAAGCAGCAGGTCGAAGAGTGGGTAGTCCTCGTCCGTGATTTCACGGTCAAGTGCAGGGGCGATGTACTGCCCCAGTTTGACTGCCGCTTCGGAATACTGGTCTCCCATGCTGCTTTCCTCCTTTCGCCTTAGTAGGCCTTGATGCAGTACACAGCGTCCATGCGCTCAAAGGACGGCAGGACGATTTCAGAGACGTAGATGTTGGTGTTGACAGGATGCACGGTCTGCTCGGTGGTAACAGCAACGCCAGTGTTCACAACGGAAACCTGTGCGTTGGAGATGCCAGCCATCAGGTCGGCTTCCTCAGGGGTGGCAACATAGTACATATTGCCCAGAGAGCCAGAAGGAGCCAGAACGACATAGCCATCAGGCAAATACTTTTCGGCAGCAGCGGTCTCCTCCGGCTTGTACATCTTGTCGTACAGATGGATGCGAATGCCGGATGCACTTTCGACAACGGAACGTGCTTCGGAATCAACCAGCACAGCGGTGGTGGTCTTCATAACCGTCAGGAACCGGTTCTTGATTTCATCCGCAGCAATCATCTTGTGGAAAGTGTTGGTGTTCATGTAGGCATCGGTGATAATCTCACCAGTGTTTGCCAGCACGGTGTTTGCAGCAGTGGTCATCGTGGCGATGGGGGTTGCAGTGGTAGGAGCGTCCCACTTCTCCTTGGTAGCCAGAGCCTTGTAATTGGACTGCTGCCAAGTGCCGTCAGGGTCGTAATCGTAGACGTAACTCACGCCGTTGGATTCGATGGAGATGCCGGGCTTGCCAGTCTTAGGAGCCAGAAGCTGCCACACCATTCGCTCAGGCACAATACGAGCGCCGGTAATAAGCTGTGCGGTATCATCGTAGACACGATTGATAACGTCTGCCGCAAACTCCTGATTGGTAGCCAGAACAGAGATAATCTTGCGGCGGTCTTCCTCGTCAATGTGAGTACCCTCACGGAAGAACGGCATACTGGTCTCGGTCATCTTGATGCCCTGACGAGTACGGAACGTAGCCTTAGTGTCGAACACGCTAGGCTTCAGCGAAACGCCAACGCCCTTGTGACCACGAAGCCACTTCAGTTCCATACTGACCTTCTTACGGGCAGGGAACAGAGCATCAGAAGCATAGGGCTGCGCATTGGTCGGGTCATTCGTCCAGTAGGCGGCAATCGCAGCAGGGGAGAAGATTTCATTCAGATTCAGTGCCATAATTTAGTCCTCCTTACTCGCTCTTTGCGCCAACATCGGTACGGCAGAAAACGGCGGGAACAGCCTTTTTCAGAGCGGCAATATCGTTTGCAGAATAGGTAAAGCCAGACAGCTTTGCCTTGTCCACATCAATAACGCCCTGAATCAGCAGTGCGCCATTGGGGTTGACGGCAGGGTCAACGGTGTGCAGCAGAATGCCAATGGCATCGGTAGCCGCATCAGCAGCGCTGGTGCCAGTGGTGGCAGCAGCTTTCAGGCCAGTCTTTGCCATAGGATAACCAGCCGGAACAGCATTGGTCTCCTTTACGGTAAAGGGAATGGCAACGTAGGTATCAGCAGCCAGAATAGTGCTTTCAGGAGCCGATACCGGAGTATTGGTGTACTTCATGTTTTCCTCCTTAATGGAAAGCAGTCATTGCGTCACTTGATGCCTTGTTTGCGTCTGCACGCTCCTTCGCAAAGCGTTTAGCAAAGGAAACACCTGCGCTATCTGCGCCGTCGCCATTGCCATCCGCACCCGGAGGTGTGGGCATATCCTTCAGCAGAGAAGCCTTGTATGCGGTGTCGTGGGCGGTCATAAACTCCGACTGGAACTTAAATACCTTTTCCATGTCACCGTCAGCCAGTGCAGACGCAGCCTTGTTAGCAAGTTCAGCGTCATAGCCCTGTGCAACGAACTTCTCACGGTAAGATGCAAGGGTCTTTTCCTTGACGAGATTTTCTTTGTCGGCAGTCAGGGCTTCAATCTGCTTCTGCATCTCTGCCAGCTTGTCAGCCTGTTCCTGTGCGGCATTCTCGTCATCGGTACGCTTTGCCTTGAGCTGCTTCTTGTACTCGGCAGCTTCGCCATTGGCTTTCGTCACGGCGTTACGCAACTTCTCGACCTCTGCGCTAGGGTCTGCAACCTTTTCAAGCGCAGAAATGATTTCATCGGCGGTCATGCCCTCTTTGTAGGCATCACCAAGCAACACATTGAGTTTCATATCGTTAATTTCCTCCTGCGTTTTTTTACCGTTGCTTCCCTGCAACGCTGCGAAATTTGTATCCCGGCTTCCCTGCCGGAATATGCAAAGGGCTATTCGCCCTCTGTTTCTTTATTGATGCTGTCAGACTGTTCGTCCGATGTTTTGTTGGCTTCAACAACTTGTTCAGGCTGTTGCTCCTGCGGTTTCGGAGCTTTGCCATCCTCGCCCAGCTTGCCAGCAGCAATCAGGAAGGACTTGCTCATCTCATAAGCAGCCTGCGGGTCAGGGAACAGACCGGGCGTAGTGAACGCCAACTGCGGGTCAATCGGCTGCTGAATCATCTGTGCGAAAATCTGAACCTTGCTCTGCTGGTTATCATACTGACGGCGCGGCAGTTTGATGTTGATGTCACTTGCCATCAGCTTAGAACCAGCCGTGTCACGCAGGATTTTCAGCATTACAGACAGGCTTTGGCGTTCAGCGTACTTGAACATATTCTCGTACTGCTGCGCCCTCGCTTCGGTATGATTCCAGCCGTTACGGACGATGACTGCGCCCACGTTGTCGGACGTTGCGTTCTCGCTACCAGTGGCACTAGGCATGGCAGTCAGGCTACGGTACACGTTCAACATGGAATCAAGCAGGGTCTGGCTCTGCTGCTGGTCAAGCTCGTTTGCAATCTGCGAAACGGAAGCGGGCAGACCAGAAGTGGATTTCAGGCACATTGCGCCAAGTTCCTTCACTTGGTCAAGCGCATCCTTGTCCACAAGGCAGTTGGTAAACACCATAATGGACTGGATGAACTGTGCCACGCCGTCCAAACGGTTGCTTTCAAGGTCGTTGATGGCATCCAACACAGGAATAGCCGGTTCAAACAAACCCATACGCTCCGGGTTCAGCTTGTATTCGACCATCGGCAGCATACCAAGGGAGTGGCTTTCCGACTTCGTTACCTTGCCGTTGTCGATTTCAAAGTACTGGTTTGGCGTATATACGCAAATCAGGTCGTTCAGGTCATTCTGATAATTGCGTGGGATGTGCAGAACGTTGGCGATGGGCTTGTGACCAATGCCGGAGTTGTAAATCACATACGCCATATCCGGGTCTGGAACGTCCACCAACAGGGGCGTTTCGTCCGGGTAGTTGCCGCTGTACCCCTTGTCAGGAAGAACGATGCGGTATCCCTGTCCGCACTCCAACATCCACTGCCAGAGCCGCCGATCGAGCGCGTCCTTGCCCTCATACTGCAAGGCATTGGACAGGCGGGCGATTTCTTCACCGTCACCAGTTGCCGTTTCAGACCGCACATAAGAGCAAGGAGTGCCGCTCATGTAGCCTGTGTAGAAGCCAACGCACTCGTTGGCGTGGTTCTCTACAATGCGGTTGGTGATTTCAGCGTGGTACTCTTTCGTGCGGTGGAGGACAGGCTGACTGCCCAAGTAGTAGTTGTGCAGAAAGCGAATCTCGTTCTTGTTCAGCAGATGAATAGATTCTGCTTTGCCCATAACCACTTTCAGCACGTTTGCCCGATTGATTTCCGTCTCCGGCGTTTCAATCGGTCTACGTCCGGTCAGCGGATTATTCAAAAAGCCGCCAACGACCATCTGATACTCAGCCACGTGTTCCTCCTTTCCGGCAAAATAAAAAGCGCAGCAAGACAAACCTGTTAAGGTCTATCTCACTGCGCTTACAACTGCGCTTCAAAAGCTATTCAGTTCTTAAACTTTGGTACGGAGACCCATGTTTCTTTCGGAAGGTTGGAATCTCCAATTGTAATCCAATGGCAAAGAGGGCACAGAAGAGAGAACTTGCCTTCTACTTCGCCAAGATAACGTCCGCAATCACACGGATTGCCGTTTGCGTCTTTTCGAGGACGCTTGCATCTGACTTTTGCTACCATCTGTGCTCCTTTCGTTGGATTTCTGGAAACAGGCTGTTGAGCACAGACCTGTCAGAAGCTACTGGGAAACTGTTCGCACTTCCAGCCGTGCTATTCTTCGCCCGAAGAAAACCATTGCAGCCTTTACATTCAGTTGTCGGACAGACGTAAACGGGTAAGCTGCAATTTTGGTGCTGCATAATGGATTTGAACCAATGTATGTCCGGTTATGAGCCGGATGCTCTAGCCTGACTGAGCTAATGCAACATAAAAACCCGGCTTGATTGGTTAACCGCTGCTCTTTGCAATGTCATGTCTAACCATTGCATCGAGAGCCGGGAATAGCGGTGGAGGTTTTGGAGAATAAAACCACGCAAAGCTAGGTAGTTGGTTGTGCTGCGTAACGGAATCGAACCGTTGCTTGCCAGCCGTGGGGGAGACAGGCGGGCATTCCCCAATCAATCGGAAACGCAACATATAAAGTCCGGTGAAGGCGAAAGAGTGAGAAAACCTCCACCGGTGAAAGGAGGAATACGCTTGTTGACACGCACGCGAGTAAAAATGACAAAACCTCGCGTGCAAGCTATTCCTTTAAGGGAAGCTGCAAAACTTCCTGCGTACATTATAAGCCTTGTCAAGTGGTGAAATCAAATAAATAGACCCAGCAAACACAATATATTGTGTTTTTAATCAAAATGGCCTCTTGACAGGCTCGATTTTACTGATTCCGTTATACAATTCATCGGCAAGTTGCGCCAGACTGTCCGGTGCATCATCATGCGGAACTTTGCCAAGCTGCGTGAACATCGTCACCTGTTCCATGAACGCCTTGTACTCTTTCGACTGGTGTTTTTCATCAAGGAAATAGAACCGTTTGATGTCCGGAGCATACTGGATGATTCTTGACAGCTTGCTTTGACCACTGGGCGCACGTTGGCTACGGACAGAGCAGTGATAGCCTTGTTGCCGAAGCTGGCTGTCTACCACGTCACAATATTCGTCACCGCCGTTGTTGGCTTCGCCGCGCACCACGTTGATTTTGTGCTGGATGATTTTGCCCACGACTTCCGGTCTGGTCACGGTCTTGTCACCGTTATTGAACACAAGGTCTGAAATGAACACGGCATCACCGTACACATAAGCGATAGGACAGGCCGTGAAGTCACCGCCGCCCCATGCAATATCCATGACCATAAGCTTACGATCGGGCTCACCGTCAGGCAGAACGCCGTTGAAATACCGCAGTTCATCGGCAGGGAACAGAAGACCTTCACGCTCAACAGGTTGGTTCATGTACAGTGCTTTCCAACTTATTTCATCCATGACTTCGCGTTGCTTGCGGAGCGTTTCTGTGCTATATCCTACACCGTAGTCATAATCGAAGTTGGATTCGTCTTTTTCGTTCATTGCTGGCATAACAATGAATCTGTTTCTGTCGGAATCGCCGTAGTTTTGCTCTAATCGTCCGATAACATCATGGACAGACCAGCGTGTAGCAATATGCAGTTCCTTGCACTTGTTTCCGATTTTACGCTGTCTAAGGTCGGTAGTGTACGTTTCCCACAGCTTATCAAGGCGGGGTTTGGAAAGTGCCACTTCGATACCGGACACAAGGTCATCACAGTAAAGAAGCGTGGATGCGCGGTAAAGTCCAGCATTGCCAGTGCCAATAGACGTAAATTCTAGCGTTTCAAAGCGTTTTCTCCTACCCAAGTCAATGCGACAGTCCTTCGCATTGGTGTTCGACACGGCAACGTCCGGGAAAACATCGTTCCACAGATATTCTCCGTCCTTGTCGAATATACGCAAACATTCGTCATAAACGCCACGCACAAAGCTATTCGAGTGAGAACCTGTAAGCATCGGTTCGTCAGGGTTTCTTCCGGCAAGCCATGTCAAATAGAAAATAGCTAGAGCCGTCTTACCACAGCCGGGGGGCATCGAGATCGCCAGCAAGTCCAGTATGTCATCCGCAAGGTCTTGCAGGGCGTTCGCAACGGTCTTTAGTACCTTTCTTCTCGGCTGATAGAACTTCTTTTCCGGCGCACGGTTCCATTCAAGGTAGATGCAATAGCTGTCGAACACATCTTTCGCTTCAAACAGATACGTCCGACCGATAATGTCATAGACCTTCGCCACGTCCTCGCTTGTTTTCATCTTGCCCATCATGGCTGCACAGACAGAGCGCAGCTCACCAGAGTATTTGTAGGCATCGAACCGCTTGTCTTGCGGCAGAGCATCTCTCAGGTTCACCACCGCCTGAAACCAGTCTTCATAGACCTGCGCTTCGGTCGGATTCTGCTTTGCATACGCTTTGATGCTGTCAATGATGGCGATACACTGCTTTGGCTGCATAAAAAAATAGGCACCCCCTACCTGAAAATGTAAAGAGTGCCTACAACTGCACAAAAATCAAATATTCGGTTTTATAATGCGATTTTAAAAAATTTCTTTCTCAAAGTCAATTAAAAGAACTGCCCGACCGTTTCTAACCCTTTTTCGACCTTCTTCATTATGCTGTTTTCGGAGAGATATTCCATGCCTTTCAAGGTAATCTGCGGGTGAATCGGCTCTACAATATGCGGGAACTTGTTCGTCAGGTCTTGCGTGTAGACCAGACCGCGAATGAAACCGTTCATTTGCAGTTCAATCATAATCTGCTCCCAATCAGAGACCTTCATCTTCATTGCTTTTGCAGAGATAAGCTCATAGTCAAATTCTTCATCGCCCTTGTGCTTATCCAGCAGTTTGAGAATCTTGTAAATGGCATTAAAGTTGTCCATAAGCTACTCCTTTCACCTGTTCTGTTCAGCAATCCGATACCATGTCTGGCGGGTCACACCAAGCTGCTTGGCAGCATCGGTGACGGTCAACAGACGTTTTTCCACCTGTTCATGCAGAATATCAAAGAGGTTGCGGTCATACTCAGTGGGCTTGCGACCTTTATAAACGCCTTTCTGCTTTGCCACTTCGATACCCTCTTGCTGGCGGTCAAGCATATTCTGTCGTTCAAATTCGTTGATGGCTGCAATCATCGTCAGCATCAGTTTACCTGTGGGAGTGCCTGTATCTAGGTTCTCTTTATCACTGGCAAGGTGCACGCCGTTAGCTTGCAGCGTTTCAACCATTTCAAGCAAGTCTTTCGTGCTGCGGGCAAGGCGGCTGAAATCGTGGATAAACACGGTATCGCCCGGCTGAACTGATTTAAGCATCTTCTGCAACTCTGGTCTATCCATATTCTTGCCAGAGACTTTCTCAATGAACCAACGGTCAATGTTATGCCGCTTCAACGCTTCCACCTGTCGAGCTTCATTCTGTTCAACAGTAGATACACGAACATACGCTACGTTCATTCAGAATCGCCGTCCTTTACCTCTCTTATCTGATAAGCGCCCGTTCTAGTTAGCTCCCCGTTGTCCGGCTCGACAACAAGCCTGTATCCCAGCACTTCTAAAATCTGAACCATCGTAGATAGCTTCATATCATCGGCCAAAACACGAGAAGATACGCTAGAAATTTTTTTATAATCAAGTTTTTTTCTGAGGTATTCGTATGTCCGATGCTGCTCTTTGATAATCCCACGAAGAATTTCGCTGGAATTTACCTTGTTGTTCGTAGCTGCCATTTTTTTGCCCTCTCTTCCTTTGGTATCATTATACGCTTTCTAGCGTAATCTGTCAAGAGAGCAATTCGACCCTAGTGTATATATAAATATACTATACTCTGTAAATACAGAGTATAGTAGTATAAGGATGTTAAACTTTTTACATGGAAACGTGTATACGCTTTATTTTTGATTCGTTCTGAATCTGTAAAGTATATTTTCTTCAAATTTCCATATTGACAAGTGCTCAATATCTGGTATATACTATCATCAGCAACAAAGCGAGGTGATGAAGTTGCAGAAAGCAGCAGAGCCATCTAAAAACGAATCTATGCGTATGGTTTCGTTCAGGCTTAGCGAAAAGGATATCGAAAAAATCACATTTTGCGCTAACGCTCTGGATGGAACCAAGAGTGATGTTGTGAGAATGGGTATTGATCTAATCTTCAACATTGCAGAACGCATAAAAAAATAAGCTATCAGCACCCACCTACCAAAGTTTAGCTGATAGCTTATCCGTTACAAAAAGAAGGTACTGCAACCACCAAGGGGGCAGTCTCCCTTTTCGGAATCTATTATACCAAAAAGGGCTGCTCTCCGCAAGAGTTAGGAGCAAAAAACATGAACTTTCCCACGACAACCGAAGAATTTCTGAAAACTCTCGCCAACGGCAAAGAGCCGACCAGCGAGGACAGGGAGTACGCAGAAGCGCTAGGCAAGCTGTCCGAACTGAACTACCGGGCAGGGTACGAAGCGGGAGCATCCAAAAATAAGGGCTGAGTTTTGTGCAAAACGTAGAAATCCAGAGAATAGTACAGATAACAGTACTACATCCGGTGTTTCATTCCTTGACTTAACACAAAATAAGGTTATACTAACATCACCAGCAAATGAAAGGAGGTGAATAGACATGAGTAGCCCTTACGCCGAGCGGTTCAAGCGAACGCTGACGATCAGTATGACTGACAAGCAGTTTGAACATTTGCAAGCGTATTGCATCAAGAAGCGTGTATCGTTGTCCTTTGCACTTCGAGATGCGTTCTTTACGTTGCATCCCATACCGGAGACCGATGAAAACGAAAAATGATACGCTCGCTGCTGTCGGCAAACTTTAGCGAACGTATCATGAACCACACTGGAACAAGCTGTTCCAGCCTTATTATAGCAGGAATTGGCTTGTTCCGCAAGAACCATAGGAGTTTTTATGGAACAAAAAGTTAAATATGCTATCAATCTTATCAGCGAAAACGGACAGGTTGTCGTGTCCAGTCGTGAAGTAGCAGAGAATTTTGGAAAAGAGCACAAGCACGTTCTTCGCGACATCGAAAACCTGATGGGAGGAGAGCCCAAAATTGGACTGTCCTCTATGTTCTTCAAATCGGAGTACCTTTCAGTCCAAAACAAAGTGCTACCTGAGTATCTGATGAATCGCGATGGGTTTACGCTCCTTGCTATGGGATTCACTGGCAAGGAAGCCCTTGAATGGAAACTCAAGTACATTGATGCTTTCAATCAGATGGAGCAGAAGCTCACCAACCCGGAGCCTGAATCGACAGAGATGCTGTTGAGCCGCGCTCTGATCGCCGCTAACAGTGTTATCGACACGGAGCGCAAGAAAGTAAAGGCTCTGGAAGTGGAAAACGCCAAGATGAAGCCTGATTCTGACTACGCAAAGGCGATGCTGCTTTCAGATGAAAGCCTGACTACCACGCAGATTGCCATGAACTACGGAATGAGCGCACGAAAGCTAAACCAGATTCTTAGAGGGCTTGGCATCCAACATACTGTAAACAAACAGTGGATTCCTTACCAGAAGTATCTTGGCAACGGATATGTTGTCGGCCACCCGATCGAGCTGCCGAACGGCAAAACGAAAGAGGTCACTCGCTGGACGAGAGCCGGTCAGAAGTTCATTTATAGCAAGCTCAAAGAAGCGGGCTATCTGCCTGTTGGTGAGCAGATTAGAATGGAGACGTGCTGATGGACTACTCGGAAGAAATGTTTCGGCTACAAGCTGAGAATGAAGAGCACAAAGCCGTTTTAGAAAAAAGCCATGAAATCCTTAATCAGACATTAGAAATCATTATGCCAGAGGATAAGCGGTCAAGAGAGGTTGTAAGTGTAGCGCTAGCAACGTCCGTACAACATTTTTGCGAGGACAGCTATTCAATGGGATACAATGATTGTTTGCTCGACATTCTCAGGGAAAAGGAAGAAGTCAGCGCTCCTATCATGTTTCCAACACTTAAATCGTAGATAGCCCATAAGAAAAGCCAGCGGTTAGAGAACATCTAGCCGCTGGCTTTTTATTTACGGAACTATGAATCGGCAATCCGTGAATTTGTTTCCGTCAAAATCACCGACGAATGTAACAGTCTGGCCGGAAGAAAGCCTAGAAATCTTGTCTTTTTCATTTTCTGGGAATCCAGCCATATAAACGGTATAACCAATGCTGTGAGAAGTGACGAAGTTCACACTGAACATAACAGTGTACGGATTATCTAACTTAATCATTGCGTCTGATACACTGTTGACTTGATATGTCACCTTATATTGCTTACCAGCGTATTTGTCTTTTGCCTTTACAGCGTTGTCGGCCGCCTGTTTTGCATAGTCATCCAAATCAAGCGTTGGAATATCATCATCTGGGTTATGCGAAGAAGCACTGGATGCCACCCGCTCACTGCTTGCGGGTTCAGAGCTTATAGGCTGTTCAGATTCGGATTCCGCTTTTTGAGATGCCGGAGTGCTGCTTGCTGAGCTTTCGGAAACTTCCTCAATAGAGCTATCATCCAGTTCCGTTGCCGTAGACTTGGCGGAGGAAGATGTAACGCCGGAGCTTGCCAATTCATCATGTGATGGCTCTGGTGTTACAGCCAAACATATAACGAAAACTGCAAATGATACAAAGAAAGCAATTAACATCCGATTGTCTTTCTTATGCGTTGCTTTGTTGTAAAGACACAGCGCTCCAAACACAGGCGTTGCAACCAGAGCAATCATTCCAAATAAAGCATACATTTTATGATTCCACCTCTCATTCAACAGGAGTAAACAAGACTTGCGTTTCAAGTGACAGCTGAATATTGTAACCATCCTCTACAGTTACTCTTTGTTTTTCGCCTGTTTTTGAAAACCTCAACACAGATTTTACATCATCCGAGTTATCATTATTCACCACAAAAACAGTAGCCATCTTCTCTCCACCCTTGTTTTCTACGGTGTATTCACCAGCAGGAATCAAATAACGTGTGTAGGTATATTGTCCATAAGTCTGGCTTGGAATAGTAACCTCTTCACCATATTTTCCAAGTGCTCCATCAACCAGCATAAAAGAATTATCTTCTTTTACAGTTTCAGAAGAAGCAACAACAGACTGTGCGACTGTTTCATTCTGGATTTCCACAGAGGATGTAACAGAAGATGTCGGTTCCTCACTTTTAGGATTAGCCGTAACATTCGTTCTTTCTCGTGGATTCACAAGGTCTTGGATAAAAGATATAACAATCAAGGCTATAAGGATTTTGAACCACAGCCGCTTATAAGCTGGCTTTGGCGGTGTATTCTCTCCACCACACTGCGGACAGGTTTTAGCGGTAGCTGCTATCCTTGCGCCGCAGTGTTTACACTTTACGAGTTTTGCCATTTTATAATGCTCCTTTCTTACGGTCAAGTATAGCACAGATTAGACCGGGAGAGGGGCCTTTTTGTATTTTTCGGAAAATTTGGAGACTTGCACAATCGGATAGGTTTCGTTTTGTGAGGGTGGGGTGGGTCTTTTTTATTTTTTCAGTGGTGACGGGACTGACCGGGCGGGGCTGGGCGGCGGCGATATACCCCGCCGGTGGTTTCCTGCACCTTCCAGCGCACCCGAAATGGCTACACAGCACAGACAGCAGGGCAGGCCGTGCCAGATGCAAGGCAGACCACGCCGGACAGATCGGGACGGCGGCGGAACGCTGGAGGGCGTGGAGTGTGTCCGATAAGGCACGCCCAAGCGGACACGCAAGCGCACTAAAAATAATACGCAAAAAAGCGTAAATACCTATTGACAACTACGCGAGAAAGCGTATAATATAATCAGACGCAAGAAAGCGTAACACCTACCAAATACAGTTACAAAACAGGAGGACAAAAACCATGAAAAGAACCTCTAGTATGACCTACCACGAAACAGATGAGAGCAGAGAGCTTGAATTGTACACCACCAACAACGGCGGCTTGTACCGCCAAATGATAACGCCCATTATTAACAACCTGCGCAAAAAGTACCAGCGCGGAACCTATGACGCAGACAAGGCCGTTGACCTCTGGTATAACGTAGCTACTGAGGGAGCAAAGCTGTACAATAAAGAGTTTGGCAGCGACAGCCTGTGGAGCCGCCTATTTAACGTCCAGTGCCGCTATACTGTGGCGGTCAACCTTGAGAGCTACTATAAAGAGGAGGTAGAGTATAATGCTTGATGCAACTCAAATTTATGCCCTCTGGTACGTTGGCGGCATGGTCAGCGGCGCGCTGGTTATGCTGGCATGGCTCAACAGCTAAGGGGGACGCAATGAAACTTGTTATAACTTATAACCAGTATAAACTCCTTGATTTGCTTGCTTACCGCACTTCTCTTTTGTCCGACACATTAAAATATGAGACAGACAACAAAAATCTACTGTCTACCAATAAACGACTATTTACAATCTCCGAAAAAAAGGTTGACAGCGCAAAAATTCCGGAGCAAGTAAAAAATCTTGTAATTTCTATTGGCAATAACTGGGCAAAATATACATCTGACGCATTTGATTTTTTACTTCGTGACGCAGGTGTTTTAATCGACGGTAGCACACATTTTAAGGAGGGCTAAAAAATGACGTTGTTTGAAGAAAAAGTGAACGAATACCGCGAAAATAAGCGGCTGTTGGAAGAGCTGGAAGCGATGAACGAAAGCATAAAAGCGGATATTATAACCATGATGCAGGGCGCACCGGAAATGGTACAAGGCACGGCAAAGGCCATTTATAAGGACGTGCAGAGCGTCCGACTTGATAGCAAGCTTTTACAGGCAGCGCACCCGGATATTTACGCCGAGTGTAGCAAGCGCACCACATACAAGCGTTTTAGCGTGGTTTAAGGGAGGGTTTAACAATGATTTATCCCGATAAAGTATATATCCCTGTTGTGCGTGGGTGCAGCGTGTGGAGCGTCTCAGAGATCGACACGGCAAAAGCCAAAAAGACACCCGGCTATATCGCACCCGGTTATATCCAATATAACGGCGGTTTATACAGCGCTGGCAACGTCTTTTTGTCCGCCGCTGATGCGTGGGACTGGATCCACCTTTTCCGTGGCTATCGCGGCAAAGTGTACACCGCCGCCGAGATCGGTAGCATCCGGGAGGTAAGCACAAAATGATATTATCCTGCATCCTGTTTTTCTTGTGGTTTTTCTCGGCGCTGTTTAAGGCGTCCAAATAAAAAGCATACCATCCGGTCAGAAATGGCCGGGTTTTTCTTTTGCCTTACATCGACACGGTGCAGGGCTTTTATTTTTGCCCTGCTACAATACAGCCAAATACAAGCGTTTACAGCACTCTTTGTATCATCCATGCAATTTATACAACCACAACACCAAAAGCGTTTACAGGGCTTTACAGCAGTGTTTCCGTTGATTTGACCCATTCCAGCGCACACAATATAACAGCCACACAAACCGACTATATACCGTCTGCACCACGCTGAAGGGCATACCGTCAAACGCAGCACCTCCACCGATGCCAGATACCACCGACACACCGGACGCTATACAGCTCAGCACAGCCGCCCTATTATAATAATGTATATAAGGGTGCAGCGGTGCGACCCTGTTATAGATCCATGCCCAACGATACAGCATAGCGCAGACCATGCCAGCCCGGCGGGGTCAGCTCCTGCCGTGTGCGAATCGATGGCAAGTGCTGTACCCGGCGCACCTGCTGAGGGGTCAGTGCCTCCACCTGTACCGGGTCAGCCCGGCAGGGTCTCGATGTTTCCCACGCCTGGCATTAGCTTGGCACACGCCTGGCATTATGCTTTCTTCCTGGCACGGGCGGCGCGGAACCATTGACGGCTACCGCCGTATCTCTTTTCGGGCTTTCGCCCGATAGCTAATAGAGGTCAGCAATAGTCGTAGCGTTCCGGCTGGAATAGTCGTAGCCAATAGTCGTAGTTTCTCCGATAAAATAGTCGTAGAATAGTCGCAAAGTCGTCAGACGACCACCGTTTAAAAGTCCTATATATAGTATAGTAACGAGCTGTCAGCTGATAGTCGTATAGTAATAGTCGTATCGTTTTCTTGCGAACTATCGTCAAATAGTCGTGTGTTTTTGTGTAAAATAGTCGTTCTCCTTTTAGAGAAATGGAGATGCGATAGTCGCTAAGTCGTCTGACCTCCAAAATCAATATGTGTCAAGACACATGCCAATTTTAATCTCCATCACATTACCTCAAAATCTTTAGCCATCGTACTTATTATAATAGTCGCAGATAATTACTCAAACTTTTTAACTATTATTCCGCTGAAATAGTCGTATCCTCCGATTCGGTTCGTTTTTCTCCGATTTAATTACCAACAGTTACAATCATATCATACCAACCAACTAGGATTATTCATTCGTCAAATATCTCAATACTTTTAACCATTTAATAGGACTGTCCAGCTGGTCAGTCGCTTTCAACTTGTAATCAGCTGCTCATACCGCTAGCAACATTTCTACATATTCAGCCGCCTACAAAAGGAAGTCAATTCTCCATGTGAAATAGTCGTAAACCATCCGCCAGTCCGAACCTCACGCTAGTTCTCGCCTACGGTTTTCTCTGCTGGCTTTGCAATTTCGCATAACTGTTATTTATTCACTTTTGAACTATCATGGCACACCCGGCTCCGTCAACGCGCGCGCTAGCGCATATAACGCCCGCGGACGCGCTAAACACACGGGGAGGGAAAAGGGGAGCACGGAAGATGTTAGGGGGATTATAGGGGGTAATAGGGGTTGTAGGGGAAAGAGGGGGACAAAAGGGGGAAAGAGGAAACAAGGGGGGAAAGGGGACAAAAATTTGAAAGCCATTTCCGAAAGTGATACTCGAAGCGTTTTTTCGTCTCACAGATCTTGCTTTCGTCTCAATCAGCCCTGCGATTAGACGATTCTTTCTCAAATTCAGACCTTGCCGTTTCACCCTGATAAATAACAAGAGAAAAAAGCACGGAATAGTCACAGAGGGTAGTTTTACCACCTGATACCATTCCATGCTTTCTGATACAGTAGTTTTGTAGTCGTACAAGCTAAGATTGGATATTCTTGGCTTCTCTTGCCTTACGCAGACGCTCTGCCAGTGCTTCACGCTGCTCTTCGCTGATTTCACGAGTGACAGGCGACCGGAACTTCACAAGACGTTTCGGCATCGAATAGGTCTTAGATTCCTTGCACCGCTTGGCAGACAGCTCCGCCATAAACTTGTATGTATCGGGGAACTGCTCACAGAGCTTGTCCAGCTTGCGAATGTAAACCGGGTCTGCCGTGTAGATTTCTGCGGTATCTTCCGCTGCGTTGAAATTGATGATAGTCTCACGTTCGATGTTGGTAAGTGCCATAGTTGTTTTCCTCCGTTTGTTGATTTTTATATTATCAATCCATCCAAGTATATTCTTGAAACCGTTGAATCTGCTTGTTAAACGTTATGGGAAGGTCGCCTATCTCGCCTTCCTTGTTCTTGCTTAATCGGAACAGGTACTTGTCGGGGTTATCGCCGGACAGAAGGATGATTGCATCTGCGTCCTGTTCAATCTGCCCGCTCTCTCGCAAATCGGAGTTAGTAGGCGTTGCTCCGGGCTTGGATGGGTTTCGATTAAGCTGTGCCAGTGCCACCACGACAATGCCTGTGGTCTGTGCCAGTTCGTGCAGGGCAATGGATATGGCTGTAATGGCGGCATATCTGTCCTTTGCACCTGTTTCGTGGATGAGTTGAAGATAGTCTACGAAAATGACCTGAGCCTTTTTACGGAGAGCCTGAGCCTTCATCCACGCCACGTTCTTTCCGGCAGCGGAGCGTATATATAGGGGCATTTTCATGTTCTTTGCCTGTCCGTCAATCTCATTCAAGCTGACCGCCTTATTTTTCACCGTGTCCAGAGGGCAGTATATTTGATTAGCCATCAGACGTGCGCCCAGCTTGCGTTTGCTGGTTTCCAAGCTGAAATAGTACACGGTGTAGTTCTGCTTTGCCATGCTTGCTGCTATTTGCAAGGACAGGGCTGTTTTGCCCGCAGACGGTCTGCCGCCGATGATAATAAAATCGCCAGGTGAGATGTGCAGTGCTTCATCTAGGCGCTCTAGGCCTGTCTTGATGTACACAGGTTTCTCGTCCATGTGAAGCACATAGTCGTTCAGCACATCCTCGTATGTCCACGCATCTTCTTCTTCAGCTTTCAGGCTCATTGCTTCGCCCATCTGCTGGTAAATGTCTGATAGATCAGAATAGTCGGTAAGCTCGCTGGTCATCTGAAAAGCCAGACCTTGCACACGAGTGAGTGCAGCTTGTTCTCTGATAATCTGTGCCCAACGCTGCATCTGCTCCCTGTCAATTCGTACACACTCTGATTCACAGGTTTGTACACACGCCAAGAGCGTTTGCGCTACGTCTGGATGCTGCGTGTTTATCTCGACTATATCTATCTTACCCCTAGCCGTCCAATAGCCCTGAACAGCCGCAAAAGCGTCTCTCAGCTCAGGCCTGAACAAGTCAAGTTCAAGGTCTGGTATGATTTCATCCACAACGCCCGGCTTGCAGAGCATCAGCGCACCGATAAATACCGTTTGAACGTCCATTGTCATAGTCTAGGAAACTCCATCTCCGTACTTTGCTCGTTCTGGTCATCCTGTTTCAATGCGTAAATGTCCTGCCATCCTGCATAGATGCTCTGGTCAAGAATGGCTTTCCAGTCGTGCCGATCAAACTTTTCCAGCTTGTTGCAGAGCATCTGTTTCGCCCGGTCTGTCATAGGCTTTTTGATTCTTGTACGCATCTGTGCGAACTCTCGCAGGGATTCCAACAGGGCTTTATCGCCATGAGCAAAGTCGGAGAAGATGTCAGGTTTCTTCTTGACTGCACTTTCCGGCAAGGTCTTTACGTTCATCTGACTGTCAGTTGATACAATGGGCTCATTGTCATCTGACTTTGAACTCATAGATGAGCTGACTTTCATCTCATTTATGACATGAGGATGAGATGACTTTCGTGTAGACCATCCTTTTGACGCAATATCGCTTCTTTTCCATTCTTCATCGAGCAGATGTTTAATCAAAATGAAACAAGATTCTGCTTTTTTTGAGTTCAAAGTTGTGTCTTTTCCTTCAAAAACGTATGCACAGATTGCATCGTAGAGTTCCAGTTTCTCTTTACTTTTGAGTGTGGAGATGGCTTCAAAGTAGTATCGTTGGAATGTAAAGCTGTCTCGTTTTTTGTCCATGCTCAATCCTCTTTGTAGCGTTTGTTCCATGCTTCGATAAGGTCTTTTTTAATCTTTTCTTTATCAGCTTTGGAACAATCAGAGCTGTATAGCTTGCTTTCCATAAATACCCGGCACTTGCATCCATTCTTGCCGTTTCCTCTTGTTATAAGCATCCAGCTTGTCAAATAGCCGCTTGCTTCGTCAATAGCAACTTCTCCACCGCAAAACGGACATCTCTTGAGTTCTTCCATCTTTAATTCTCCTTAAAACAGGCGCTCAGTTTCAGGCTCACGCAGCCAACCTCGCCCGGAATGTTGACTATCTCATAATACTGCCGTGCAACGTAGATTGTTTTCTGCCCGTCCTCAGCGATCAGACCGACAATCAGATAGTTGCCAGCGGCTATAAAGAACCAAGGGTTGCTCTTGTAGGTCTCGCCCTTCATCCAGTTCTTCATTCTGTTCACGGCTTTTTCAATGTCCTTGTCTGGGCAGTCTGGGTTGTCGAATGCAAAGAAATCCTCAGGAAATTTAAGCTTTTTCACTTTTTAAATCCCTCTCTTGTTCTCGTGATTCGCTTATGCACCTTGACAGGCCTTGTGCCTTTGCCGTACGCTGGGCGGATATGTTTTGCCTTGATGTACCCGCAAGGCGGCTTCGGCCCAAAGTCGAAAAGGCTCAAGTCCATAATGATGATGCCAAACTTCTTGTTCGTCATATTCAAGCCTCCTTTGGCTCTTCTGGCGCATACGTCCAGTGCGTTACAGTGTACCAATCATCGTGTTCCAACGGGTCGTTAAACTCGTCTCTCCACGCTTTTTTCCCAAATGCTGGCGCATAAAATCCAAGTCTCATGTATCGCTCATAGTCATTTTCGTTTTGGTAGATATGTTTTACCATCAGAATCAACATCGGAGCATCTGACGGCGGCAACTCATCTAGCACGGAATGCCATACATATTTGTCCATAATCAATCCTCCGTAGGCGGTTCAGGCATAGGCATCCAATGTGTAACATCTTTGAACGGGATGCACTCTCTTGCTTCACACCAACCACCGTTTGCATCATAATAGGCTACCCAGTCACCAGCTTTTTTGTCGTGAACCAGAACATAATCGCTGGCAAAATCATTTTTCGGAACATCGGGCAATCTATCCTTGACACTAATCCAATTGTTCATGCTCATCACCTCATATCATCGGAAACGCCATCCAGTGCGTCACCGTCACATCTTTCGGCAATCTCTCGCCTATCTCGTCCCAGAACTGACCGTCTGCGTAGCAGCCAAGAAAGTACGCTGTTGGCGAGATTCCTTGCAACATTTTTCCATCTTTATCACGCCACGTTGTCTTAGTCGAAAGTAACAAAGGCTGCGTCCGCTCTCGTGGCGGTTCGCTTGCTGGATGCCAAAGAGTGTTACTCATAACCTGTTCTCCATCAAAGAACCACAGTTCGGGCAGTAGTTCCAACGTGTATGATGATTTTTTGTGTGGCATTTGCTGCACTCGAATCTTGTGAACGTATCGTCCTGCACAATCCATTCAGCGGTACGCTCTAAGGCTGTCGGCGCATCTTCCACAACGTCAATGGCATCGCCAATACCGCAAGCACGGCATCTAACTCCATTGTAGCTCTCGCAGCCATCGCAATATGCTTTCTTGATTCTTTCAATAAGTGCGTTTCGTTCAAGGTATTCCGGATAATTAGCCATTGTCTTTCACCTCGATTGTTGGTGCATTTTCAATAGCTGTTATTACGTCTCCAAGCACATCAAACATCAAGGCATTGAATGTGTAATCAGCTTCATCCACGCTTACATACTCCATCTGCCTATCAGAAAAATAAAGTTTGAGTGCATTTGCATCAATCGGTCTGACTTCCATCGTACTTTCTCCCTTCAATCTCCGTCCCATACACCGTCAGGCCGCATCTTTGCAAACGCCAGCAAACCATACAAAGCGCGTTTGGCGTTGCCCTCTGTGGCGTGCCAGTAGTCGCTATCGTCTACATCGTCACCTAGTGCGGCAATCGCCTTTTCCAGCATCGGGATGCTTTCTGCGCCTGTTTTGCCATAGATGGAGCGGATGCCGTTCTCACCAAACACTTCCGGTTGATAATAGAAGTGACCGTAATTATAGGTGACGTTGAGCCACAGTTCTTTTGTACCACCCATAGCGCGCATACCACCAGCGATAAAATGCGTACTATCTGCTTTGAGCGGTTTGTGCGTTACTGGGTCGCACAGTGAAATATCATAGCTCATTTTCTCTTTTCTCCCATTCTTTGCACACATCTTCCGGGTCTGTAAAATTAGCTCTGCGCTCCGACAGACCGTTGTAACAGACCCACGAGAATCTGTCGTGCCATTTACAGTTTGAGCAGGACTTGTCCACAGTTTGGCATAAAAGTTTTCCTTTGCTGTCCAGTAGAATTCCATTGCCCAGCCTGATTACATTACTTTCGCTCATTTTTCTTCTCCCATTCCTTGCATCCACGTTCATCCCACACGAAGTCTGCAACGTGTTCTGACTGGTCGTTCACGCACACTCCCTCCGGCTCTGCGTACCATTTGCAAGAGCCACAGGACGGCTCGGATTTGTTCTTACAGGATTCTGCTGTGCATCGGATAGCCTTGCCAGCGGAGAACTGCTTGATGCCCATGCAAGAGCAGTGTTCGGTGGTGCAGTAGAAGTTCATTCCTCTATCTCCTTCCATCCGATAAACTCGCATAAGCCAACAGTGTTATTGGCGCAACGATGAATGAGAACTTTATCGCTTATTTTGAATTTTGCGATAAACCCAATTTTACTTTCTTCCATTTCGTTTTCAAACATCCAATCAACAATGTCTTTGTCGATTCTGACATCGCTTTCGTCCGCCATGGTCGCAAAGCACTGTTTGCATCTATAAAGAGCGCACTTTTTCATAATCTCTGCCCTCTCTTTCTCTTTCTGTTGGCATTGAACCGCCTGATCACTCGCTTGTACTCCTCATAGCACTCAGGGCAAAGGTCGCCTGTGTCCCTGCGCCACGCTCAGTCCTTGAAGTATTCGTCAGGGTTCATCATTCTACCGCCTAGAACAGCTCCGCAGCGGTCGCATACTCGCTTGTGGTAAATTCCTCTGTCAGTTTGCATTAGTCGTCCACCTCTCTGTACTCCACGTCAATCTCCTTCGGCAAAGTCGTCTGATACTTCTGGGCAAGCTGCTCTACGCTTTGGGCATCGCCCAACGGCTGTTCCGGCGGGGCAACGGTGACTTCCACATTGTCACGCATACCAAAGTAATTCTTGGCTCGGAAAATCCACTCTGCCGGGTTCTCCTGACCGTACATACCGTTGTACGCCCACATGGACTGCATTTGCAGAATCAGCTTCAGGATGTACTTCTGCTGCAAGCTGTCGTCACGGCGTTTCCCCGCCATAATCTGCTTCAGGCTCACCCATTCGATGCCCAGCACCAGTGCAATCCATTCCACCACAGGGGAGATTCTGGCTTCGATGCAAGCGTCAAAGAAGAAGTCAAGACGCTGCTGCACTTCAATCGGGTTATTCATATCAACGCTCGGAAGGTCGCCAAAATACTTGGCTGCAATCATGCCGATGACCTTTTTGTCCTCTTCATCACCGATTCTCGACTGCAAATCGCCTGTGTTCATCATCTTCGATTTCTCGATAGCCAACTCTTGCTGTTCTTTCACTTTTTTACTCACCTGTGAGCGGATAGATTTCCGCTTGTTAAGCATCTGCTGTTTTTTCTTCTCACGCTCTTTCTCACGCTTCGCAGCGGCTTCTTCTTTCGCCTTTTGCGCCCGTTTCTCACGCTTTTTCTTTTCAGCTTCGGTCAGCGGCGGTCTGCCACGACCACGCTTCGGGGGTGTTGCCATGTATCAGACCTCCTTTGGCGGTTCAGGAAGTGGCATCCAATGGGTAACGGCGTATGGAATTTCACTCCCGACTTCTGCCCAATTTTTGTAAAAGTCCATAAAGCCAAAAATCGTATCGCCGTTATCGCAAAATGCAAGAACTGGAGTATGGTGTTTTGGTTGCCTATCCTTGACGCTAATCCATTTGTCAGGAAAACCGTTCTCGCTATAAGAAACCGTTTCAAAATAGTGCGTAGCCATTCCAAGTTCTTGCTCAATATCGCTGAGAATGCTGTTGTCATCCTCGTCCGTTTCGGTTTCAAGAACAAGGTAAATCCGCTTTTTCACACTCTCACCTCTTCATCTTTGTTTCGATGCTGTCCAGCTTCCGTGCAATCCACCAAACGGAACAGCAGTTGTCCCACTGCCGCCACCAAGCGCACTTTTCTTTCTCGCAGATGCACCGACCAAGCGGGTTGCTGGTCATCTTCATCGGGCAGTAAAGTTCGTTGTCCATTGGTTATTCCCCGTTCATCTTATAACATTTGCTACCGTTCTCGTTGAATCCCAAACACCAAGCTAACTCGGAAGCAATTTTCTGATAAATGCCTTTGGCGTTAAGCTCAGTTTCGGATTCCGCGCAGCCGCTATAAAGACCATACAGAAAAGCCAGCCTTTCACGCCCTACCATGTTAATTTCCTGAATCATCATTTCCACCCCATCACAACTGACGTACAAACGACCAGACACACGTTGATAAACAGCCAGACAAGCACTGCCTGCCGTTCCTCAAACAGGCTGTTCGCCATGTTTTTGATTGTCCGTTCGGACTGAACCACTACCGCCAGCAGGACTAGGCAGACCAGCCAGCGAGTTGCAAATTCAAACATTGTTAGCTCCACCTTTCTCTCAACTCTTTTTCGACCTGTTCTGACTTTGCGGTGATGTAATCCGCAAACTCGTCAGGGGTCATGTCCTCGTTTTTGAACTGTCCAACCATCTCCCAGTACCTGTCACCAATGCGGATGATTTTCTGCACCTGTTCATCGGTCAGGTCTACATCACACCGAAGGTTCTGAATCAGTGCGCCCCATGTGGCGGCTATGCCATCCAGAGCCATGCGAAAGCCATACAGCTGGTTTTGGCGTGCGATTTTGCGGAGGTTGGTTGGATTGATCTGTTTGCCGCACAAGGGGCAGTTTCCAAATTTATTCATCCGGCTGCTCACTTCTGTTCTCCTTTCAGCCATTCGTTCAGCTTTGCCATGCAAGAGGGGCAAAGGACAACGGTTTCATCTCTTATCGAGTAAATCCCTTTATCATCGCCAGCAAGACACTTTACAATAGAATTGCTTTCAAATTGGTTAAGTTCGTCATCAAACGGTGTCATGTATTTCACATCGTTGGAAAGCAGAAACGCTTCGCCGCACCTATCGCATACCATTGTCATTTTCATTCTCCAATCTCTTTAGCAGCCCATCCACATCATACCGCCAATGGACACGCAGCCTTTTTGCTTTGACCTCTATCCCCTCTTGCTCCGCCCACTGCCAAGGGATGCTCTTCCGGCTCTCGTTGTAACGAAATGCTAGAACCTTGCTGGCGGGGATTGCAAAGGTGCGGTTGACTGCCCTGTAATTCACTATCACATGGGCGGTCTGACCGCTGTACCCCGTCGCTTCCACCATATCAGTGATGTGCTTTTCCTTGCGGTATTTGCACTTCGCCTTGTCATACTTGCCAAACACCTTTTCCAGCGGGATAGAGGGCGTTTCGATGGTTTTCAGTTCAAACAGGTGGTTCATTGGGTATCGGTACACAAGGAAGTCACAGATGTTGTCGATGGAAAAGGACAGGTTCTCGTTGCCGCCGTAGTAGGTGGCAGCACTGTCTTTCAGACGGTAGCACCACGCATCGGATGGGACGGACGCTTTGAAGTCTGCTTCAAACTGCTTGCCGGTGTTCATAAATCAACCCGTCCATCGTTTTCTTCTCCATGTGTATGGATAAACATAAAGCATTCCTCTCTTAATCATTCTTTCTGTCATCTGTTTTGCCAGCTCAATGGATGATGCTCTGGGCGCGAAAATCTGTTCCGGGTATTTGATTTCCACCATCAATCCGTTTCGGATAATAGATTTTTCGCACGGATACTTGTAACCGTCTTTCAGGATATAGCCGACCATCTTCTTACCGCTATGCGGTTTGAACCCATACCAAATGCAAGAAAGCGGGCTACTTTCAAACGGAACCAAAATCTGTTTATTTGAATCAATTCTGCAATGGCTGTTCAAAACAGAAGCGATGTGCTTCATCGTTTTCTTCGATGGATTTCTCATCCTCGTTCACCTCTAAATTCGCTTCCGAGAAACCGCTTCTTGCCACGTTCCCGGTGCTTGTCCTCATAATCGCGGTGGTATACGCTCTGGCTGCGGTTCAGCTCATACACGAATGCCTTGCGTTCCTCGAAGTCTTTCTTCTCTGACTTGTACTTCTCGCAAGTATCGTGGCAGGCTTGGTGGCGTGATGTGCAGTTGAGACAACAGGTAATCATTCTATCAACCCCATTGTTCGGCCATTGCTTTTGCAATGCCCGGAAAAGTTTTTGCCCGGTTCGCTTGTCGGTCTTTACCGCCATGATTGAACCAATTTCCGGCAACCTTCGTGCTTTCGCATTGCTCAAGCGGAATTTCATCGGTTGGCTCAAGCTCCGGCAGACCTTTTAACCAAAGGCACGTTTTCTTTTTGAACGGATGTCCGAACTGGTACGGCTGAATGGTCTGCGTGTATTTTGGCAAGCAGTAGACGGATGACGGAATCGGGTTCTCAACCGCAATCTTCGGAATATCAGCCCACAAGAAGCGCAGAAAGAAATCCTTTGCCATCAGTCCTTTACGCAACCGCTGTTCGTTCAGAACGCCTTTCGGGTAAAGGAATCGTGCGCCAGCGTTCGACAGGTATGTGCAAGGCGGGTGCGCAATGAGCAAGTCCCACTTGCCAATGTCATGCGTTACGCCGTCCATTGTCACGACTTGCCCCCCCTCAATAGCCTTGAGAGCATCCCCGAAGATGTGCCACTCAGGGTGCCCGCCAGACGGTTCTTGGATGTCGCATGAGTAAGCTTCGTGACCTCTTGCCCGGAACGCTTTGCAGACTTCCTGTGATTCCTCACAGGCGACTAAAACTTTCATTTTTCCAAACGCCCGTCCAGCCAGATAGCGCAGCTCTTATATAAGGTAGGCGGTCAATACGAAGGAACTTCTTCGCATATAGTTTCGAGTTCTTCAACATCTGCTGGCTCAAAAACAAGAGATGCGCCTTCGCATTCATATTTCTTTGCTTCCCAGTCCACTTTGAATTTTTCAAAATCGTTCTTGTATCGAGGGAACGGATGCGTTTGCTCTGCGTAATAAACGCCCATCATAACTTTTTCATCATCTTCTGGCTTCCAGCTTTCGAGATGATAACTTTCGTGGTTGTCATACTCCCAAAGGGACAGTTCAACAATCAATCCAGAAAAAGCATCGTACATCTGTTGGAGACTTTCAAAATCCCGATAAACCAGCCCTTGCCCCTTGTGGGATTCTTTGATTTGTTCGATGCTTTTCCCGCCAGTTTTCAGGCGGCATCGAACTACTTTCGGACGGTAAAACATAGCGTTCCTTTCTCGCCTTTTGTTCCGGTAGCGTAACCGTTAGTTAAAAGGGAACGAACCGTCGTCCTCAATCACGGAGAAGTCATCGTTCCCGCCCTGCGAGTAGCCGGAGCCAGACCCGCCAGCCAGCATTTTCTTCGGTCTGACCTCATAATCGCCGGAGCGAATCTTGTCCACGCTGGTGAAGCGGTCAACAACGAGCTTGGTCTTGATGTTCCCATCGTTGCCCATATACTCTTCCTCACGGAGAACCACGCCGACCAGCTTGCCACGCAGGGTCTTTTCATCGTTGTTGAACTTATAGCCGGGATTGGACTGCTCCACAGCGGTGATAAAGCCCTTGAAGAACGGCAGCGCCTTTTCTTTGTAGCTCTTGATAGTCTTGCCGCCCCATGCCCACTCGCCCGGATTCAGCTTGCCACGCTCGATAAGAGAAGCGGTCTGCTCACGCCAGTAGCCCTTGAACTCGCCCTCTGCGACTTCCCACTCGATGTTCAGGCGTTCTTTTGCGGGCTCGTCCGTTGCCTTGCAGATACCGGCAACATAGCCGCCAACAGGCAGGTCACGGCGTTCGGTGGCTTCCTGCACGTCATTCCAGTTGATGTTCTTCATCTGTTACTCTCCTTTGCTTTCCGGCTGAACCGGGATGTTGTAATACTCACGGATGGTCTTGTCTACGGCGGCGAGGTCGTTCTCGATCAGCGCATCGTTGAACATCCCCAGAGGGGTTTTCACAGTGTCCATCCCATCATTGCGAGTGCTGAACAAGTATCTCCCATCCTGTACGACTGTTTTCAGAACGATGGTGAAATACCCTTCCACGCAGACCTTCTCGTCCAGAAGCTTGCCGATGGTCTTGAACTTCTCGCCACCGTCTCCGTCACGCTCGCTGTGACCGAAAAAGTAAACCACTACATCGTCCGGCAGTTCCTTCGCCCGCATCAGCAGAGCGTTGAAGTTGGCTGCCATGTCGGTAAACTTCTGGTATCCGGCGACCTTTGCGTTCCGCATGAACTCGCCTGTCATAAGATAGGTGGCATCGTCAATGACGATGGACTTACGTTTGGTGCTGTGGATTGCGGCATCAATCTTGCCGTAGTCGTTGGTGATATAGGTTTTCATGTTGCTACGGAACGGCAGCGGCTTGCCAAGCACGTTGATAACCGCAACCTGTTCCGGGTCAAAGTTCCGAAGCGAAGCGGACTTACCGCTGCCGGAATGACCGTAGACCATTACTAATACTGCCATTAGCCGTTCTCCTTTCTCGCTGCTTTCTTTGCCTTACGGCAATCCGCACAACGCTTGGGCAGTGCCATGTTATGCGATTCAAAGAAAATGCGTTCTGCACGAGTAATCTCGAACACTTTGCCGCAGTCACGGCACGTTTTCTCTATGCTCGTGTCCCCGTCCCAGGAAGCTCTTCTTGCGGCATCTTCAACAGCAAACGCTTCATTAAGGCTGTCACGAAAACTCCTAACAAGCGTATGCTGCGGTGCGTGACCGTTTCTGCGTAGCGCTTCCTCTAAGTTGTCCTTTTTGCAACTTGTGCAAAGAGTTTCCGTGCTGTTGGGGAACACTGAAAAAGGCTTATTGCACTTTTCGCAGTGCTTAATTTCTTTCTTGTATTTGCCCATTTTCTTTCCTTTCTTCGACTTCATTAGGCTTCATTGTTCTTACTTTGGCTTAATTTGGCTGTACAAAATCAACCAGCCATCAGTTTTGCCAACTGTGCGCGGAGGTCTTTCAGCTCCGCTTCTCTGTCCTCGATTTCAGACTGTAAGTCATCAATCTCAGCCAGCCGGTCAGCTTCTTTGGCTTCTGCCATCTGCTCGTTGGTCATAAAGTACACGCCGTCATCCGGCTCATTTATTCCTCCGAATCTGTCAAGGTTAATCATCTTTTAGTCTCCCTCTCTTACGTTCCTCTTTGATCTGCAACGCACTGTGCCACTGGTCTTTGTCGATTTCGATGGTAGACCACCGATGGTTACAGACAAGGCACTTCTTACGGCGAACTACGCTGTCATTGTCTGACCGGCTGTCAACCGTTGTAATGCTGTCACTACCGCACATCGGGCATTTCATCGTGCATCCCTCCACTCGTTGGTGTGATGAGGAATGCGTTTTACTTTGCGATTTTCCTGTTCAATACGTTCATTTTCAGAGCTGACCCCAATGGCACACAAGACGAGTGCTGCGGCGAGGAAGCTGCACGAAAGGAAAACGTATCCAAACATTGCTACTGTGCTCTGGCTTTTCTGGATTGCATCGCCGCATCCTACCGAAAAGATTGCTAACGCGATTCCAAGCGTGCAAAGGACATTAGCTTTCAGGCTTTTCACTCTTATTACCTCCAAAACTCAGTATCCATGCCGTAGCCATTGCCACAGATACCGTGATGATTCCACGGGCAGTTGATGCGCCTACCAGAATTCCGATGTGATGCACCATCCAGAAGTTCAGCAGAAATACCGCCAAAACCGTTGCCAGTGCTATGCCCCACATCAGGGCAACTTCAATCAGTGCTTTCATTTTGTCTCCTTTCGTTTTTGCCGTTGCTGTACTGCTCCTAGCTACTCAATGCCTTAGCCTATCGTTTCTATTCTTTGCCGTTGCCTCGCATTGCCTTTGCATATCAAAGCTACGCCTTGCATCTCATAGCCTTTGCTCTTCCCAGCTTTTCCTTGCCATTCCATCGCTTGTCTGAGCCTTGCTCCGCCATGCCTTTGCAAGTCTCGTCAAATCAGCGCATCGCCTTTGCTAATCCTATCGCGGCGTTGCCTTGCCATAGCGGTTAATTGAGGATTTCGTAAGCAAAGCGCCCTTTAGAACTGTTGCGCCACTGGCCGATACCACGCAGAGCACCGTAGTCCAGCCACTCACGCACGACCTTCTCGTGAGAATCGTCCAGAAGAACGATTTCAAACTCGCAGGTCGAACCAGCGGGAATCTGCTCGCTGTTGGCAAGACTGACGCGTTCGCCCTGCGCCGTCTGGGCGCGGAGAGGGCGCTGGCACTCGGTAATCTCACCGTTCACATGAATGGGAATCATGCGGGGCTGAACGAAAATCAGGCCGTCAATGACCTTCTTGTAGGCCGTCAGCTTGCCGGATTCATTGACAGCTTTCTTTTTGCCAGTCTCGGTCTTGCCGCCGATACGGGAAAGCATACCGCAAGAATCCTTGAAGAAGCCCTTGATCTGGTAGTCATACAGGATGGGCTCTCCGTTCTCGTTGCGAGGGAACACGGTCATGCCCTTATCTGCCACAACATCAGCACCCAGAGCGGCAACTTCGTCCTCGATAGTATTTGCGTCAGGTGACTTGCTTGCGATGAACTCTCGCGCGATATTCTGGTTGCTAGGCCAAGTGCCGAGAACCGCTTCGGTGAATGTGATTCTGACTTTGATTTTTTTCATTTTTGCTCACTCTTTCTTTCTCGATATGTTCCAGCCGCTCTTTCTCCCGACTGCGCCAGCGGATTTCCCGTTGACCGTAGTATTTATCGTTCATCGGGAGGGTCTACCTTTCCTTGCGCAAACAAAGTGCTGTAATGGCCGTAGGTCATTCCAAGCTCTTTTGCTTTATCGTTTATCTGTTTGATGGTGTACTTCGGCTTAGGCTTTTCTTCCATCTGGTTTCCTTCCGGCCTAGCTTTACGTATGGAAGTCTTGGTATAATCCGGATGTTCTTTCCACCAGTCTGCGACCCGTTTTCGTTTTACAGCGTTCGCGCATTTATGGTGGTACTTTTGATGTTCGTATACTTTACGCATCGGCCTTTTGCACCATTCGCATGGAACGACGCCATATGGAGCGCGTCGCGCTGCTTGGTTTTCCTTTTTAACCAATATTGCGCATTCTTTGCAATATCGTTTGGTTTTGAGAACTTTGCCAAGAAAGACACCGCAGCGCTCACAGTACTTTTCTTCCACGCTGCATCTCCTCTTTCAACCTTTCTTCTTTGTTATGCCGTTCAAAGCACTGGTTGATGGATTTCTCCATCCACAGCACCTTGTTGGCATCGTTTCTGGATACACCAGCTGCCATTGCCAGCTTCAGTCTGCGCTTGCGGCTTTGCGCTTTGCGAAATTTCATCACCAGCACTCACCAGCCTTTTTGATGATGAACTCAGGCACTTCCCTGCCGGTAGCCCGGCACAGGCAGACGCACTTAGCAATCCAAATGTTCCACTTGGATGGGCTGATAGAACAAGTGCAACTCTTCTTTTTGCTCTCTCCCAATTCAATGAACACGCTAATCGAATGAAGCCCATAGCTTTCAATCTCGCACCAGCTGATGCTGTATCCGTCAAAGCACAGTCGGCTCATAATGCGCATTGCTGAGTTCTGCGCTTCCAAGACTTCCGCTTTCGTCCACTTGAGCTTGTCCGTTTCGTAGGCCTCGACCGCCTCGTCAATGGCGTGGTGTGCTTCGTCCGGGTGTTCAAGATCTACTTTCAAGGTGATAATCTGTTCCATGTTTACCCCTCCACTTTCTTGTTCTTCTCCGTCTTTAAGAAGAGATTAACGAAATAGACCTGGCCGATACCCGTCACCTTCGGGGTCTTATTGATAGAAGTATGCCCATCGGAATGCGCAATGGATGTTTCCTTGATTTCAAACAAGCGAAGTTCCATAGACTTCTGGGTCGGCATATTGTAGTCCGTCCGCTTTCTGTCCTTAATCAGGTATCCGTTCTCACGCATCCATGAGAACAAGCGGTTCTGCCCCATTTGGATGCCGTTCTGTGACAGTAGCTTTGCCATTTCACCAACAAGAATGCTCTGGCTGCTTGCGCTCACAGCGTCAGCAAAAAGTGCTTTCGGCTTCATGGTTTCAATCTGCTTGTCTTTCTCTTCCAGCTCCTCATGCGCTGCGATCAGGGCAGTTGCAAGGAGCTGCGAGCGGGTAAGCTGCGGCTGTCCGGTCAGCTTCTTCTCCATCTCGTTGAACGCTGCAATGTACTTGAGCTTCCACTCAAGAGCAGCCTTGCCATTGAAGCCCATCGCCAGCAGTGTAAAGCCGTCACGGTTCATCAGATACATGGGGTAGCTCTGGCCGTTCTGCTCATGGACGTACTCGGTCTTGTAGAACATTGGGGTGTCCCCATTTTTGGGGAGACCCCTCACAATGTCTTCGATGTCACGCATCACATGGTCATGACGCTTCTCGAAGCTCTCTGCAATCTGGCGGCTGGAAACCACAGGCTCGCCATTTTGCATGGATAAAATAATGTCGTTCATTTTTAATCCTTTCTTATGACTTACTGCTTGTCCCTCACAAGCAAAGCGTCTACTGACACACGGAAGTAATCAGCAACTTTCACAAGCTGTCGAATGCTCGGCCCATTTGCGGAGCGTTCCCACTTGCCCAGTGCGCCGTTGCTTAAACCAGCGGCTACTTCCAAGTCAGTACGAGACAGACCATGTAACTTGCGAAACTCGTCGATTTTAGAAAGATTCACTAGCCATTCTCCTTTCTGGACTTGTATTTTACTAGAAAATATGCTACTATGTAGTTGCGAAGTACAAAGTGAACATTTTCTAGCGACTTCCTGATAGATTTGTCAGGGGTCTTGGGTTTTGTTTGCCCTATGCTTCATATTATACTAGCCAAGTGGCTATTTTTCAATAGTCAATTTTCAATTCTGTGAACATTTGGCTATTTGCACAAAAAGAGAGGTCTTTTTCTATGCGCAATGTGGAGCGAGCCAAGAAAATCGCTGCCGACAAAGGTGTGAATATATCCTTTGTGTGCAGAGAAATCGGGAAAAGCAGAGGTTATATCTCTCAAATGCTGACTACCGACAGAGATTTTCCAGATGAAATGCTTTCGCCAGTAGCCAACGCGCTAGGCGTTACAGTTGAAGAACTGACTGGCAGTCAAAAAGAAAACCCGCCCCAGCAGCCGAAAAGTGAAGTTGACGCGGATATTAAATGGATTGAGCAGAAGCTAGTAGAGATGCCGAAAGAAAAGCGTGAAGCTTTAATGAAGCTCATCAGAACTATGTGAGGTGACGGCGTGGGCAAAAAGAAATTTAGCAAAGAAGAACTGCTGAACGACAAAAGTTCTCACATGGGTGATAGGTTTTCATTTGCCTTCGGTGCGCTTTTCTTGGTTGCTTCATTTATTTTCCTTATGTATTCTTCAACCGCCTTTTTAATCGTTGCAGCCATTGGGGCTATGATGTTGATAAAAGGTAAACGCGGATACGATATGTTTCTTGAAAGAGAAAAGCTCAAAACAAAAATGTACGAAACACCTGTGTCCGCAAAGATTGTAGGCTCTGGTGAAAGCAAGAAGGCCGGAAGCGCCGCACTCCGTTCCGCTGTTGGTGGTTCAATTGCCGGATTGCCCGGTGCTGTTTACGGTGTAGCATCCGCAAAATCTAAAACGACCGTCACGTTTTATGTGACGTATGAAGATGGACATCACGGAAGCGAAACCGTAAGCTCTGATTCTAGCCGGTTCTTAAAACTGATGAAGGTCTGTGAAGATTGACCCGGTACAAATAAAACCCCTTGTGCCGGGCTTTCGGTAGCCTTATGCGCAAGGGGTTTTGTCATGCGTTAGTTATTATTTCTTTAGCTGCCGGAATCTTTTCAGGGTGTTCCAGTAGCCATGCAATAAATCGGTCAATCTTGGCTCTTTCCTGTTCACTCATTGTGGCATATCCTCCCGATCGGCAAGTGCGGATGTTCATTTGATACGATTATACATCTTTCTGTTGTACGGTCAATATCATTTTAACAACTTCGTAAAAATCGAATGTTTTCTTCACATCCATTACTTCACATCAGGGAAGCCAAAAATTGCGATGACAATGATTAAGAGCCACATTAAATTTAAGTTACCCTTTGCTTTGTAGCATTCCGTTGAGTATGGAACGAAAGGGGTTATCCGGTAAATCGTCCAGCACATCTGCTTTGACGAGAGCGTTTGTGCTGATGCTGTGCGAAACATTGTTTAGCTGCACAATGGCATCGTCCAAGTCTTTTACGGTTGCTCCACGCCGTTCCATTGACTGGAGAAAAGTTTTCACTTCTTCAAGAACGACAGGGTTCTCGGCTTTATAGAATCCATTCGTAAAGTCCATCTTCTTCTCCTTTCACAGTTCCACAAGCTGCCCGTCAATGCGTTCGATGTTATCTGCCGGGTCGCGCCCATCGTCTAAGGCGGCTATGGCGCGTTCCAGGATGCCTTTTGCTTCAAGGTAAGCATCTTTATCAGCTTCGTACCCAGAAAGGCTCAGGACAAGCTCCAGCGTCCGTCTGCGAGCGTATGGAATAATCAGAGCATCTACAGTTCGTTTCATTAGCTTTCCTCCCACGGTTCAGGTGTGTGCGGCTGCCAATCGGGAACGCTGGCAGGCATTCCGTCGATGATCGGCATACGTTCATGGTTCCAGATTACAGTTTCTTTCATTTTTGTTCCACTCCTCTTTGGAATTTTTTGACAATATAGTTATACCACATCTCGCTGTTTCAATGAAACAGCGACTTTTTTCAATTATTGTTTCACATTTTGAACAATATATCAGTTAAATTACTTTGCTTTTGTATCATTTTGTCGAAAGAGGGGTATTTATGGATGATTATAGGATACGAGTGGCAAAAGCGTTAGGGATGGCAAGAGCAGAATCCGGACTTAGTCAACAGAAGCTTGCGGACAAAATGGGTGTAGGCCGGACATCCATTTTTCGTTACGAGCAAGGGACAATGACCCCAGATGCTCCTACTATCATAAAGTGGTTCGTGTGCTGCGGCGTTGCGGCCAAACCGTACATAGACACCTGTTTACATCCCGGATTATTGGAAAGTCTGGCTGGCGATGCCAGCACCGAGAGAAAGAAAGATACACTGATAGAACATATCAAAGACGCCCATCCACAGGAAATTGACCTGCTGTGCTATCTGATTTATGGCAATCACGGCTCAGATTACCTTGCCGTTCTGTGCGAAATGGTAGCCAACCTTCACACGACTTTGCGCGATCGTGTGTCCGTCTGCCGCACCGTCACAGGTCATTACGAAATGGCACAGGCCACCAAAACCGACCCAGACCCAGACGGAACGCAACCCAATATGCAAATTTTATATCAGGCGCAGGACTGTGGAGAAGCTGCGGCCATGAAGCGAAACGATTCGTATACCATCAACGAAGAAAACATTTTGCGCTGATTGTCGAATTATCGTAGTTTTTGAAGAACATTTTGTCCACGTTCATCCACTTTTTGTACACCTATCTGGCAAATTCACCTTGTCATTCCGTCCCCCATAGGCTATAAATCGACAACATTCGCGCGGAATAAATAACGAGTTATCGTTAATCTGTTGTTTGTGCTTGAATAGTTCGTCAATCTGTCCCCCATTGTGCAGATTAGGTATACCTTTCCATCCACTTTTTGTACACCTATCCACAATCCGTCCACGTTTGGTATGGCTAATGGAAGGTCGCTTCACCACCGATACAGTCTTATTCAGCAAGTGACGGCTTGAGTTATCCACAAACTGGAATGGAAAAATAAAGAATTTGTTGAAAATTATCGTCATCGACTATTTAACGATGATATTTAACCTCTTGTTTATTTCTTGTTTAATATATAATATGTAGACGGGGGACAAAATGACAAAGCATGGGGGACATTTTGACAAGTCATGGGGGACGAAATGACGAGGACACGGGGGACAAAAAGACAAGCTATGGGGGACGAAAATCGTTGACATGTCCCCCAACTTGTGATATACTGTTTTCAGGCCATTAAAGGAAGTGAGCAGATGCCAAAAATATCAGACAATAACCTTGTCGAGAAAAGCAAATCGCTTGTTTGGGCGAAGTTCAGGGACTACACAGCAGGAGAACTTCGTCTGCTAGAGGTTTATCTATCGAGAATAAACCCGAGAGACCCAAGTAGCAGTCGTGTAGAGTTTACGCTTGCTGAATACAGGGAGCTTCTTGGTCTGAAAAGCCTTGATGCACGAAGGATTGAGCCGCAGATCAAGCACTTTTTGGGCAATACAGTTTCGATTCCTATTGACAAGGAGAAAGGAACGTTTGAAAGTTTTGTCTTATTCACGAGGGCAAAACTGGACTATGTACCAGAAACAAGGTCTTACGTCGTGGCAATTACATGCAACCCAGACCTTCGCTCCATCTTTTTCGACATTGCTGAAAGCGGATATGTTCGGTATCGGCTGCGTTACACGTCACGAATGAAATCACAGTATAGCATCTTGCTTTACTCGATTCTCCGGGACTGGTTGAATATGGACAACAAACCGCATGAAATCAGCCTGAAGAAGTTGAGAGAGCAGCTTGGCGCAATGGAAGCTAGCTACGATGTTTACAAGAACCTTCGCAAGCGAGTGCTTGACGTTGCGGTGGATGAAATCAATGCCGTGTCCGACATTGTTGTGACTTACGAGCCAGTTCTTGTGGCACGAAAGGCTGTGGCAGTCAAGTTTAAGCCCAAAATTAAAGCGTCTGAGAAGCTGATTGAAGCACAGGCAAGCGAAGTGCTGACCGAACCTCAAAAAGCCGTCAGAAAGCCCCGCAGAAGCGGATATGAGGATTTCGACTGGTCTGTGTGCGACGAACTGGAAAAGCAGGACTGCATTGACGTGGCAAAGGTGATTGAAAAGTGGATGAAGAAAGAGCATCCTGAAATCAAGCTGCCAAGACGAAGAGAGGCGGTTTACGACACGGTAAAGGCAGCATATAATGACATTTTGTCTTTGGATAGGTCTCCGTTTCCGGACAGACCTGTTGGCTATCTGATTAGAAGCGTAGACAAGGCAGGCGTTGTGGACAAGTATATGCCAGTGTTCTATTCTATCGAAGCGCTTAACAGCAAATAAAGAAAGAGTGATAAAATGGCAAAAATCATAGCTATCGCCAACCAAAAGGGCGGCACAGGAAAGACCACCACAAGCACCTGTCTGGCTGGTGCGTTGCAGTTGCTTGGCAAGAAAGTCCTGCTGGTGGACTGCGATGCCCAGTGCAACGCAACGGACACTTACGGCGCACAGACAGAGGATGTATGTACCCTGTTTGATGTGATGACCCGGCAGGGTACGGTAGAGGAAGGAATCCAGCACTGTGAAGCTGGTGACATTCTTCCGTCTGATAGCGCATTGAAGGACATCGATGAACAGATGGTTCGGGACATTGGCAAGAACTTCCGGTTGCGAGAAGCCCTTGAAAGCGTATCTGGGCAGTACGATTATATTGTGCTGGACACTCCACCGCAGCTTGGTCTTGCGCTTGTGAACGCGCTGATCGCCGCCAACAGCATTATCGTTCCCATCACAGCAGACCGATATGCGCTGGCTGGTTTGAGCCAGCTTTCGCAGACTATCGGCGATGTTCGCAGATACTTCAATCCGACTTTGAAGATTGAAGGATTGCTCTTGAACCAGTACAAGAGCCGTGAGAACCTGTCCAAAGAGGTTGTGGAGCAGCTTCCGGTGATTGCACAGAGCATGGGAACAAAGCTGCTGGACGTGAAGATTAGACCGTCTATGGGCGTTCGTAAGGCACAGGCAGAGCGTCACAGCCTGTTTAGCAGCGACACGGCAAAGAGTACCAGCGCAGAGGACTTCAAAGCGTTGGCAGAGATGATTGTAGAAGGAGAAGAAAAATGAGCGGTGGACATTGGGATTATCAAAATGACAGCCTTGCAAATGCTGTTTATCAGCACTGCTACCCAGATTATGGCCTTGCAGATGAACGTGTAAAAGAGCTTTCGATTATTGCACGAAAAGAAAATCCGCTTGGAGACAAAGATTTGAGTATGCTTCTGTACGATTTGCTTTGTGTTTTGCATAGCTGTGATTGGTACATAAGTGGCGGCACTGATAAAGAGCAGTATAAGAAGGATGTACAGTATTTCAAGGAAAAATGGTTATGGAGCAAGGAATGGATTAAAGTGAGCGACCACTACCCCGAAATGGTGGATATAAACGGAGAACTTAAAAGCAACCCCGTTTTCGTTGCTTCACCGTTGACAGGAACAGATATTGCACAATGTTACTTCTATCCAAAAGACGGTGGAAAACCTATTTGGAAAACAGAATGGTCTGGTAATCTTGGAGTGACACATTGGATGCCGCTACCAGAAGGTCCATCGTTTGACGATTTGGATTTTGAGGAGGTTGATGTAGAATGAAGTCAACCAGCAAAAAAACATCCGGCTTGTTGGGCGGGTTTGACTTCCAGCCTGTTTTTTCGGAACATACATTAAGCCGAAGTGAGCCAAAGGAAGAAGAAGTAAGCCAAGCGAAGCCGAACGAAGCCGAACAAGCACAGATTAAGCCCAGTGAAGCCACAGACAGCCATGCACAGCCTAATGAAGCACAGTTAAGCAGTATTAAGCCGAAGAAAGCCAAAGACAGCGGAACACAGCCAAACAATGCCGTAGTAAGCGAAAGTAAGCCGAAGAAGCTGGAACAAGCGAAAGAAGTTCAACGCCTTATCGAACAGGGCGATGTGTCCGGCGCACTAGCCAAAGTTGGCTTGACAAAGAAAAAAATCCCGATGCCGGAATCGCATCAGGGCGTTGCAAGCGGTGATGGCAAGCGTTCCAAGCGCATTACCATCCTTATGAGCGAGGAAGAGCGAAAGTACATCAACCGTGAAGCAAGGCGACACGGAATGACGATTGGACAGTTCGTGTATGCTTTGGCGGTTGCAGCAGCAGAGGGGAAGATTGAGTTGGAGGATTTCTTAGATGAATGATAGTGAACGACGTCTTATTCGATTTGTTTGCGATGGCGATATGCGAAACGCGCAAAAAGCCGTTAAAATCATTTTGAATTCTATAATCATCCAAAAAAGATGAGCAGTTCAAAGAAAATATGTTTCGCAAGTTGGAAAGCAAAAGAAAATTTATTGAATTGCCATATAACTTACAGCATCTTTTGATCGCAGAGGATACAGAAGAATTTCCAGAAGCAAGATTCCTTCTTAGAAACGAAGAAAAAAGTATAACGCAGAATATCGTTGCTATTTATCGAGCATCTGAAAAATTGAATGAAATGGGCATTCCTTATTTGCCAGCATTGATGCTTTATGGGCAAAGCGGATGCGGAAAAACCATGCTGGCTAGGTATATCGCGCATAAAGCAAAACTTCCTTTTTTAAGGATTCAATTTTCAAGTCTAGTTGATTCGCACTTAGGGCAAACACAATCTAACCTTGCAAGAATTTTTGATTATGTGAGAACTGCTCCTTGCGTTCTTTGTTTTGATGAAATAGATGCGGTCGGAATGGCTCGTGGGCAAAAAGATGACGTTGGAGAAATGAACCGTGTGGTTATCGCGATTATGCAGGAAATGGATAGATTGCCGAACAATGTCATTATTATTGGAACGACAAACCGATTTGATAGGCTCGACCCTGCACTTATAAGAAGATTTCTTGGAGGAGTAAATGGTAAGGTTTGAGGACAAAAAATGGAAAGAAAATGGATTAACACATTGACATTTAATTACATTACTAATCCGAAAAACATTTGCAATTTTGGGATTGTAGATTAAAAGGAGATTAAAAAATGAATAACACACGTAGAAAAGCTATTAAGCAAACTATTAACCGTTTTGATTCCATCCGTAAGAAACTGGAAGAGCTTGTGGAAGAGGTCGAAAGCGTAAAGTCCGATGTTGAGGACATTCAGTGGGAAGAAGAAGAGTACCGTGATAATATGCCGGAAAACCTGCAGGGGAGCGAGCGGTATGAAAAAGCAGATGACGCTTGCACAAATCTGTCTGATGCTGTGGATGCTCTGGATGATATGATTGGTGCTCTGGATTTTGACTTTGGTGATGTAACTGCCTCTCTGGAGGAAGCGATGGAATGATTAAGACCACAAACCCATTAAAGAGAAGTGCATGGGCTGTGTTCTTGTACAGAGGCAGGCAAGTTTGTTTGTATCTTTTGCGTAATAGTAATCTTGTGGACAAGGAGCGTATGGTAGAACTTCTGGCACGAAGATACATGACAGAGCCTGAAAGTATTGTTGTAGATGATGACTTTGAAAGTATTTTGAGTGTTGCAGAACAGGCAGGAAAGATGGCTAAAAACGAGTATCCTCATTTAACAAAATTTGAAACGCTGTATATCAAGGAATTGATTAAAAGATAAACGTAAAGTTGTATGGAGGATTGACGTATGATTGTTTATAGACCTCATCGCGGTTCTTTGGAAGATGCCATGAAAGAAGTAAAAACATTCGACAATTGGTATCAGATGACACATTACATTGCAAACAATTGGAACTTGGCGATTGGCAAGAAAGTGATAGACCCTGATGATATTGTTATGGACGATAAACCGGTCAATGATGACCGTGTTGGCTGGAAAGACGTTCACATGGTTTTGGTAACTCGTATTGGGAACGACAATTTTATGGAAGAATACGGAAGCCCGCAGTGTATCGGGTATTGCACTTACGACACCTCAAGCGTCAAAAAATACTTAACATCAAAAGAAGTAGGATGCGAAAACTTCTATTGGGTAAAAATCCAGTACGATGATGACGAAAAATGCAGACACTTTCAAACTCCGTTCGTGTTGTTTGCGAATGACAAGGATGAAGCAAAGGCTAAAATCGAGCGAGAAGTCCCCGGCAAATTCTCCATCGTTGGCATAGTTGAGCTTGATAAGAGCCTTGTATTACATCCGCAAGACTTATTTGACATAAAAGCAAAATCTGTACTTTGGGAATAAAATAGCCCCTGTGTAGCCACAACAACCGCACAGAGAAGAAAGGAAGAATATGATGGAAGTAGAACACTCTAGCGAAACAGATTCATTGGCGTATGAAGAATGGGCTAAAGAACGGCGGGATTCTACAAATGCCAATTATGTTGAAACTGGATGTATAATTTGGCATTCTATCGAAAAAGAAGGACTCCCGCCAGAACAAACTGGCGAAAAATATCTTATTTCCGTTGAGGATGGGCATACAGGGAAAAGTTACGTAAATGCCGCATATTTTATTAGGAAGGGATGGTTCGACAGCGTGTATACGGAAGAAGGGAAAATAATACCAGAACACGATATTGTAACACACTGGGCGAATTTGCCGAAACCGGCACAACTTCCCAAAAGGCCAAGATTCCCATTGGACAATCAAACGCCAGAAGAAAGAGAAGCTGAAGCAAAAGAAAAAGCAAAACAACTGCAAGAAAAAATAATGAAAGCGTTTGGCTATAACGTATAGAAAAATCCCCCTGTGTAGTTTTTAACAGCTACACAGGGGTTTGTTTTACTTATCAGCAATGCAATCCCAGTAGAGATATGCCTTGCCATCTGCGGCATCTGCGTCCTCAAGGAACGCCTTTGCCATGTCAGCGTAGAAGCCCGGAGTGTCAACGGACTGACGCTTTGCGACCTGACAATAATCCGAGTACATCATGTTCATGACTGCCCAGAAATCGTTCGGGTCACAGGTGATATTGCGCTGTTTCGCAACGTCCTGCGTCTGTTCCAGCGTCCAGTGACAGCCCTTTGTGCCGTCAGCGTTCACCATGCTGTCGCACCATTCCTCCGCTTCATCGTGGGTGAGGTGTTGGCGCGGCATCTTGATAGAACGGCTGTCTGCACTGCCACGTTCATACTGCCCAGACCGCTTGTCCCAATCGCCGTTCTGCGAGAAGCCGATTTGCGGCATCTTACGCCCATACTCTACGTCAGGGTAGCGGGGGATAGGGTAGGGGTCGATATAACGGTTCTCCTCTTGCGGATAATAGGGATAGCGTTCGCTGCCATCTTCCAGCTTACGCAGACGGCGTTCCATCTCACGCTCTCTGCGGTCACGCTCTTCCTCAAGGCGGTCGCGTTCCGGCTCACGGTTTTTGTCGTGGTCACGGAGCATCATCATGCGGCGAAAATTAGTCTTGCCCATAATCTATACCTCCTCAAGAAATGGACGCAGGCGCACCGGCGTGGGAGCGGCAGAAGCAGCCAAGATACTTAAACGTGCCGGTGCCGGTTGCAGACGTTGCCACACGGGTAGCGTAGCGGGTGCGGGTGTGGATGCTCTCGGCGGTTGCCTGAGCGCAGTTGCAATCGGTCAGAGGGTACGCGGTCGTGCCTGCACCTATGGTAATGACCACAGGGGCGTTGATGGTAGTCGTGTCCGGCAAGCTCTGAGCAACCACGATACAATACTTCTCTCCGTTCTGGTATGCGCCAGCAGGGATATTGATGGTCAGCGTGTCGTTGGCAAACGTGACCGCCTGACTGATGACCAAGTGCGGGCAGAGTTTGCAGCTTGTTTTGCAAGCCATAATGTTTTCCTCCTAAAAAATCAGGGGCAGAGGTGTCTTACCCCTGCCCCGATGGTTCACCCGGTGTTATCGGGGAGTGTGTAGGTTAGCAGCAGCCGCAGCAGTTCACGCCCACGTTGGGGTTTGCCACCTGATAAGCGGGAATCGGACGAGGATTGACCCGGTTCAGGATGGTATCGGTCTGCTGGGACATCACAGTGGTCAGAAGCGCATTCTGACGATCCTGAGAAGCAGCGAACTTCAGGTTCTGGTTCTCAGCGGTCAGAGTGGCAATCTTATCCTGCGTGAAGTAGTCCATCATGCTGCGGAAATTGGCGTTGCAGTTGTCCACGATGGCACGGGCGTTGTCTGCGATAGCCTGACGGGTAGCGCAGTCCTGCTGTGCAATGGTGTACTTCAGGTCGCCGATGAGCTGCTTGTTCTCGCAGCAGCAAGATGCAAGCTGCGTGGAAAGTGCGGTCTGACCCGCCTGCCGTGCGTTGCCCTCCTGCATGATGGCGAGGCTGATGGCGTTGTCGCCGTTGGACACGCTGCGTTCCAGACCGTTCACGAGCTGTGCGTTCTGGTAGCCGAGCTGACAGATGGCGCTGTTCACGCCCGCAAAGCCGTTTGCGATGTTGGCGTTGACTCCGTTTATCTGCGCCAGCTGGTCATAGCCCAGAGAGCAGATACCGCTCTGAATGCCAGCCAGAGAACGGGAAGTGTCCTGCTGGTAGAAGCCTTCAGACAGAGCCGCACGAGTATCTGCGCCACCCTGACCAGTTGCGCCAGTGCCGACCAGATAGGGGATGTAGCTGTTCATGCCGTTGTCACCACCGTTTCGACCGTAGCCGTTTGTACCCCAGCCGAAGATGATGGCGAGGATGATAACCGCCCACAGACCTTCGTTGCCGAAAAATCCGCCGTTGTTATTGCCACCGTCCTGCCCAGCCAGATAACCAGTTGCAAAATCGTCCATAACAAAACTCCTTTCAGTTTTGCGTTATGCCATCCCACCGCCGTGTGCGGTGGGCGAAGCCAAACAAAAGCGGTTTTTATCAAGTCCGCAAAACTGAGAAGCGTTTCGCTTAGAGGGATGCTTTACCGGGGCAGCGTCAGGTTCAGAGCGCTTGCCAGCTGATTCAGGTCGATGCCACGCTCTTTGGCGAGGTTCTGCGCCATCGTTCGGAGCTGCGTTTCGTTTTTGCCCTGAATCAGGTTCAAGCCTTGCATGATGGGTGCGTTCTGCCCGCTCAACTGCTGGATAAGCCCCATCGGGTTCTGTCCGGCACGGGCAAGGTTCGCAAGCTGCATGATGGGGCTGTGCGTAATCACATCAAACGGAGAGGACATTGTTATTCTCCTTTCTTTGCAGCGGCAGTGGGCTTGGAAAAGCTCTTTTGCCACTTTTCCAGTTCATCCAGCCTGTGGACGAGGGCGTTATACTCTTCAATGGGCACATACTGCTGTGTCGGTGCAGCGGTCTGCTGCGCCTGTTGCGCCTGTTGCGCCTGTATCTGCCGCCACGCTTCCGGGCTGTAAAACTCCTGTACATAGGATTCGCAGGTGTCCGGGTTGAGCCGCTTGCAGTAGATCACACCGCTGCGCAGGTCAGGGCAATAGGTCGGTCTGCCGTACAGGTCAGACGGTATCGCCAAAAACTCCTCCCTGCTGGAAACAGGTCTGCCCAGTAGCCAACCACCGTCTTGTGCCGACTGCTGAACGGGCTGTTGCCCATTCATCGGCTGCGGACGCTGCGGTTGTGCCTGTTGCATCTGTGCGTTTGGCAGGGAAGTGGCAAGTCCTACCGTGCCCATACCGCCGTAAGGATTGACAGGCTGCTGCGGAACGTAAGGTGCTCCGGGTGTCGGATAATAGCTCATAATACATCCCTCCTTGTGCTCTTAGTGTACCGCATCAGCAAAAAGCGAAAGACAACGAAGGTATAACGAAGGACAAAAAAAGAAAAGCGCCCACGCGGAAAAATCCGCATGAGCGCTTAACTGTAAAGATGCACACATTGAAGTGCAATGCTAAAATATCACATCATCCAATATATGGCAATGCTTTTGACAAAACTAGTGCGAATAAAACAAAATCCACCAGCCTAAAGCTGATGGATTATAAGTGAGCGAGTAATCGCCCCGCCACCGAAGTGGCAAAATTGCGTCTCCCGCATGGTACGCACTATAAGTAGGCGAGCGGGAGACTGGTCGGCGCCTATCTGGCAACCGCTTTTTTCATTCCCAGATAAAGCACGGGGCTAGCTGGCAAATATCCACCCTAATGCGCTTCTTCGAGAGGCCGGGTGGATTTGTTAAGTATATTATACCACAATTCGTGCAAAAAGAAAAGCGGCAAGCTCTGGAATAGCCTGCCGCTTTGTTGCGTTTGTAGAATCAGCCTTAAACATGCGTCCTACATACACTCAGCTCGTAAAAATATTATATCACACATTTAACATTTTTTCAATGCCTTTCAGCCGGTAGCCTACCGCCGTCCGGCTGTAATGTGTCTGTGCTGCAATGTCCGGCAGCGGGAGCCGCTCAACGTACCGCAGTAAGGCTATCTTACGGTCTACCCTCCCAAGCGGTGCGTTTTTGATGGCGACGGTCATCTGCTGTCGGTCAAGTCCTTGCAGCGCAGCGGGCAGCACTACACGAGCCGCCGCCACAGGCAGCACCGAGCCAAAAAGGCTGCGGCAGCTGTCCGGCGTTGCGCACTCGAACGGTCACGGTACGGGGATGTCCCATTTTGCCGCCGTTGGCAAAATGGTCACACACTGCGGGCCACAAAATCGGGTACGCACGCTGATCATAATAATAGCGTGGCGTTTGCTCGTATGTAGTGCTTGCCATAATAATCTCCTTACTGCTTTTCCAGCGCCGCTCGGGCGCGGTCGAAGAAAAATTGAATCACAGTGCCGATGGTCTCGTCGGTAATGGCCCAGCTGATGAGCCTGCCGTATTTGCTGGCGCCGAGTGCCATGCGGAGCATCTTGACGACCCACGCCTTGCGCTCTGCGCCGCGTTTAGTCCCCTGAATCTCCTGCTCTGCCCGCTCGATGAGGTCCAGCACCAGCGGCTTTACCGCGGCGCCATAGCCCAGCCGGATGCAGCCCAGGGCGTAAAAGATAAAGCCGCCCAGCATCAGCACTGCCGCCACCGGGGCAGGGATAAGGTCAAAAAGCTTAGTTGCCAGTGCTTCCATGATTAGTCACTCCTTTTAACAGATAGTTGTCAATGTCGGTGCGGCTCTTCTGCATTCCCTCGCGGTTGTTGCCGGATAGCTGCGCGTCCAAAAGGTTGCGCACCCCGTTGAGGGTCAGACGGCTCACCTCGTCGATTTCTTCAAAGCGGCGCAGGTCTCGGGCAAGGGCCTGCGTGTGTTGGAGCTGGCCCTGCTCTAAGGTGCCGATGCGCTTGTCCATCTCATCCAGCCGCTTGTTCTGAACATTGTCCGGCTCCTGTGCCTTTTTGACGTACTTGTGGATGATGTCCAGCACCTTGTCGATGGTGATGGCCGCAGCGCACAGGCTGCCCAGGATGCCCAGCACCCACAGGAGAGCTTCTTTTTCGGTCATTTGCCCTCCCGAAGACGGGTCAGACCCTTCTTGCGGATGATTTCCGGGTAGTTGAGGGTGGTCACGTTGAGGTCAACGTCGCCGGAGATGCCCGGCACGCTGCCCTTGCTGGTGTGCTGGTGAGCGGTGTACTTAAAACTAACTTTCGGGGTCTTGCCGGTGTAATCAGCAAGCCATACGTCCCACCGCCCTGCAAGCCTTGCCATGTCCAGATGAGCATTGGCATAGCTGGTGTAGGTGTAGAGCTGGGCGTAGAACCCCATCTTCTCAATCTGTTCCAGATGATAGGCCGCCAGATTTGACAGGTCTCCATAGGGCATCCCGGCAAGACTCGGCGATTCCAGATCCACTGCCACCGGCATGGTCATCTCTTTCCCGACCAGGGCCTTCCGCAGCACGGCAAGCTCCCGGTCTGCCAGCTTCTCGCAGGAGGCGTTGGTGTAGTAGTACACGCCCACGTCCAGCCCTGCCGCTTTTGCGTTGGCATAATTGTCCTCGAAGGTGGGGTCGATGTAGGGCACACCGTTGCGGCTCCCTACGGCCCGCAGCATCACGCCTTTGTAGCCTGCCGCTTTTACCTGCGCCCAGCCCTCCATTTTGATTTTTCCTTGCCAACGGCTCACGTCGATGTAGCGGTAGGGTGGTGCGCCCTCCCAGCCGGTCGCGGTGTCCACAGTGGACACTTTTTTAGGAGCGGAAGCGTCCGGCTCCTCCGCCTTGTCTCCGGCAGCGTGGGAGAGAGCTGCCAGAAGCTTGGAAATAAACTCGAAAAATGCTTTCATCCTGCGCCGCCTTACTGCCCGAGGGCTTCTTTGATGGATTCCAGGTCGTCGGTGGTCAGGGCCGGGTAATCTGACGCGATTGCCTCAAAGGCTTCGCCGTTGTTCAGCCGGATGCGGAACGCCCGCACCATGATGCGGAGTTTTAGGTTGTTCAGCGTCTTCATATTTTAGCCTCCAATCAAATCAGCCATCATGAGCACAAGGTCGTCGTTCGCCGCTTCCAACGAAGCGAAGCGTTTTTCTGCTTTGGCTTTAGCGACTTCATCCTCTGGAATCTCCCGCAAAATAAACTGCCACGTTCCGTCCGGGGTGTCAGTGGGCTGCATGATTTGCACAAGCTCTGCATCGTGCAGGGTATCAGGGTAGGCGCACTGGCTCATGTCGCCATCGCTGGCAGAGATATGCACCTCCGACAGGTTGCCGTCAAACATTTCCGGGGTGATCTCGGTTTCAGAGTGGAACGTGTTGGCTCCTGTGTTCAAGGTCAGGGCTTCGAGCTTTGTCCCATCGGCAAAGATAATAATGTATGTCTTCATCTTTTTACTCCTTTCCCCTTATCAGCCGATCAGCCCGGCCGCAGGCCAGACGCCATGGGCGTAGCCGGCGGCGCCGCAGTCCGAAACGCCGGAGCCGAGGCAACGCGCAAACCCAGCCACCGAGACGACGTCTCGCAGCCAGCACCCCTGGTCACGAACAAAGCTCATCCACGGAGCCAGCCGGAAAAGGGGCAGCTGGCTCTTGTCGATGGTATAGTTTCGACAGGTGTTCCACGGGTCGGTGCCGTCCGGCATAGGCGAGAATTGCCGCCCACCATAGACCATGTTCTCGTTCATCAGGTCAACGGTGCTGTCGTACCAGTCGGAGCCGGTAGGCTTGCCATTGGTGACAGCATTGACCAGGTATTCACGGTGATTCAAGATATGGGCAGAGCCAAAAGCAGTGTTAAACGTGGTCTTTGCCTGCGTCAAGCCGTTCTTGTACAGGTCAGAACCAACATAGCCGCCCTCGGTCGTGTTGGTGGGGTTGAACTTGTAGGTGTACAGCCGGCTGCGGGGAATGACTACGGCGTGATGGGTATTGCAGGCTGTGTCGCCGCACTTATACCAGTAGTCAAAAGCGGCGATGATGTAGTCCATGCCGCCAATAGACCAGTAGTCGCCAAGGAACAGCCCATCGAAGGTGCCATTTTGAATAGCGGCCCACTGCTCGCTCGTGACGCTGGTGCCGAGGTATTTGAACCGGGGAAGGCAGTTTTTTAGCGCTGCGGCGCTTCCGCTCGTCAGAGCCCCTCGATTAAAGTAGCCCTCTAGCAGGTCGTTCAGAGTCGCCCGGTCTGTCTGGTTTCCTGCCACCACAGGGAGGAGATTGCTGGCCGGGTTCACATTTTTTGCCGAAAGGCTCGGCAGTTCCGTGATTTTTGCCATAGGTTCGCTTCCTTTCTTTTATTACAGGTCATGCGCTGGCACAACCAGATACCAAAGCTACGCACTCAAGCGCCGCCCCCGATTCCGTGGTCAGGACGACCCCACTTTCGGTGCTCAGGCTCACGGTGCGTTCCTTCAGGCAGCTGTTGACCAGCGCCGACAGTAAAAACGTATCCGCTTCATGCTGCTTACGCAGGGCATCCAGCTCAAATTGTAGGGAACGGATAACCACGAAGGAATCCTGGAGCTTTGTCTGCATTTCCGTATATTCATCGGGAATGGAGGCCAGAACTCTTTCCGCTGCTTCCTCGCTGGCTTTTGCAACCTTTTCGCTGGACGAAGCCGCTTTTTCGCTAGCCAAAGCCTTGCTTGCGCTCGCACCTGCTGCCTTTGCATCGTTCGATGCAGAGCTTGCGCTGGAAGATGCAGCAGATGCGCTTTTTCCGGCCGCAGCCTCGCTGGCTTTTGCGTTCTTTTCCGAAGAAGAAGCCAAAGCGGCACTTCGTTCTGCGGCGGCTCTGGCCACATCTGCGCCAGCAACATCTGAAAGAGTGTTCAGTGTGTTGGCGTTCATGGGAGTGCCTTCCACGATGGGCTCATCATTTCGGACAAGAGTGACGACCTCAGACGTGCCGTCTGACTTTTTCATAGTCCAACGGCCCGGGTATTTTGCTTTTCGGTCAATAAACCGCATAGTAAGGTTCACCTCCACAAATTGGCTCGGAGCAGTAAAGCGTATAATCTTTGGCTATACTTTCGATGTCAGAAAGTATCTTTTCGACCTGATTTATCACACCGAATTTCATAGAAAGGGATTCCGGCACATCCGGAGTAAAGCTTGTTCCGCTACATTTTGAGCGAATGGCTTTCACGCTGGCTATCCAACGATTGGCGTCCTCTGTGGTAAGATAGCTGTTCGGCCCCCATTCGGGAGTAGACGTTCCGTTGAAAGTGATTGTTCCAGAAAAAATCATTTTGGTGTCATCGCCATAGTAGGCGCTGCCATGTGCAATGTCGATGTAGTCGTTTGCTACGACCCAAGATGGCTCGACAGAGGGCGGGTAGAAGTTGTTGGCTGCGGCGAAATAGAGTTGGTATTCGATGCCCTTTTCCAGCACGATGCCACCCATGTCCAGCACTACATCGTTATAGCCTTTGACAAGGTCGATGGACTTGTCTACCAGAGCGGTTTCGGTGCCGTACTTGCGCAGGACGGTGCGCATTCTGCCCGGCATATAACCCTTGACGCGGAATCCCAGCGAGCGGAGCGGCAGGCCCGCTTTCTTGGCCGTCAGCGGCATGAAGAACTCGGACTTGGAGGGATAAGTGTCCCACGCGGGGATTTCTCCGGAAGTATTGAGCACCGTCACGACCGAAATCGGGTCGATAGGAAGTTTCGCTCCGACAATGTCAGCAAGCTCTTTCATTCCCTGTTCGATTCGTGCATAGTCAGTGTAACTGAGCGCTCCTTTCATACCGGAGGCCCATTCCTGCTGTTCAGCCGTTGTCCATGTGCCACTTCTTGCCTTTGCGGTCAGTTCTTTTACCCGATCAACATCAGCTTGCGTTCGGTCTGTAATCCATGTTGCCATATATTATGCCTCTCAGAAAACTAATTTGCCGTTGACATCAAGTTGAGTTGTCTCGGGGACAGTAAAAGCAGGATGAGTACAATGGGAAAAATTTGAACCGGTATAGTTATCAACTGGTGTACCCATTCCAATAATGTCGGGAGAACCGGAGGTATTATACATCATAAAATAAATCATTCGCGCTAGATAATCTTTGCGTATATCACTTGGATACCCAGATGCAAATTCCGCACTATAAAGCATAGGAGTGCGTGTAAATACATAATAGCTAAAAGCGGAAGACGTTTCAGAAGGGGTATCGGAAGAAATCATGGTCTGTAATATTTCCGGAGCATTTGAGAGCGTAGTTCCTTCATTATAAGAATAGTCTGGGCTGTTTTTTGTCCAGTTTTGAACGTCATTGCCTTTGCAATCCCATCCAAATTCATGTGCAGACAAAAGAAATGCCGTTCTAGAAAGAACACTTACATTTCTACTTCCTTTTGAAAAATCAGAAGCAGAAAAACCAGGGGTATAATAAAAAGAAGTGACGCTCATTGCAAGTTTTTGATTATTCGAGAACAATTTAAGATAATCATTATTCAGCCAGGTATCAATACTACTACTTGCATAAGTAGACCAAGAAGAATCCCATTCTCGAATAGCGGCGTAATGCTTGCGAACCAGAAGAGTTCGTCCGGCTCCATTCAACTCGCTCTCATAGTTATGCTTCGCAACAATGAACTCCACGACGTTGCCGCCCTCGTCCATAAGAACGGTGTCGCCCTCTGCAACATCAAACAGGTTGTACGATGTTGTAATGAAAGAACATTTCGCGGAGACGTTGCCCACAAAGGCGGTGACAACAGCCTTGCCCGGAGAGTTCCACTTGACTTGACAAGTGGATTTTCCTTCTGCGTTTGTCAGAACGTGAAGGGAGACGATTCCTTCGGGAGAAGCTGCCCAGTTGATTTTGGGAGAATCAATGGTAGCGGGGGACAGAGTAGCGGAAAGAACAACGGAATCACCCCAGTCAAGCTGTTCGCTGACATGGTCAAGAGACAAAGCCTGAGCATCTGCCATCATGTACCCCTCTACAGTGCCTTTGAAGCACCCATTAAAGGTGTATTTTGCATTAGTCACCAGCAAAACGGCGTCGTAATTGAACTGGTGGTGAATCTTTACCATATCAAGAGCGTCAACGATAGGGCTTGCCCGATAAGTAAGAGAAGCTTTGCGACGATTGGAAAGGACTCCATAAGACTCTGTAAGGGCATTCCTGGATTTTGCAAGGATGTCCTTTGTGAGCATAACATTGCTCAGAGTCTGGCTCACGCCTTTGCCCGAAGGGCTTTCGGGATAAGCGTAGGTAACACCACCTGCGGTAGTCACCACGTTGAGCATATTTTGAGCAAAGGTGATTTCCGGCCAAGAATAATTGTTTAGCACCGGAATATCCAATACCGAATCAGAGGCGACAGAACCGTACACACGGTTAATCTTTATTACGCCATCACGAGTCTGGTACAAAGCCATTCCGGCCGCATTGGCGGCAAGCTGCAAAATATCGGAGTTGTGATAAGCAGACCCATCACTTGTAATGTCGGTGGAATAATCTTTCAACTCATCAGAGATTTCTGCTGTGATTCCGTCTGCCTCAAGCTGCTCCAGTGCATCATAGCACATCTCATAGAGCGTGCCGTATTTTCTTCCGGTGTACTTCGTGCTGGACAGATACAGGAACGCGTCTCGCGCCTGAAAGGACGCCTCAATGCTGTTGGCGGGGACGCTCCACTCCGACAGGAAAAACATTCCTCCGCTCACCCATTCGGTCTTCCCGTCAACATCCATTCCATAACGAACAGTAACGGGCTGACGTTCATAGATGTACTTATAAATCCCTTGAGGGTTCACAGAGTCCCATGTGCGGTCGCTGTTGTCCAAACTAAAGGAAATCGACTCCTGAGAAAGCTGCCCGGAGATAGGGTCTCTTGCTGAAGAATGGCTGTAAGACAAAATTTTGGTCTTGTCGAACACCAGATACCTTCCGATTTTCACTTGTTCGACCCTTACTCGGCGGTTAGGGAGACACCACTTCAGCACCTCAATCTCTACGGCATCAAACCCGGAAAGCTCTACATCAACATCAGAACGGACAGATTTGTTTCCGTTTACGGTCACAGTTTTTAACCTGTTAGTCCCAAGATATGCGCTGACCGAAAAATCTGTAGCGTATTCTTCAAATACCGTAGACCAGCAAATTGAAACTCCGGGAATCGAGGACTTGCTCTCACTCGGAAGTTCAAGCCGAATAACAGGATGGTTTGAATCGTCAAAAATCTTGGCGCTCAAAAAACCAGTAGTTCCATACGGAGGGGAAGAAGGAACAATGGCGCAACTTCCGTCAAGAACAGTGAGATTAAGCTCTCCTGTGGAATACCTCGGAATGGAAGCATTATTGGAAAGCGCAATACTGTGAAAGGTGGAGAACGGGGCTGCCAATGACGTGACGATGGTAGCCTTTTTGTTGATACCCGGTTCAGTAATTCCACAGGTAATCTCTACAAAAGATTCCGGGACAAGGGTTTCGTTAAATTTTTCTTTCCACTTATCGGAGACTTCAACCATGTATCATACCTCCACAAGAGAAAGTTTGCACCCTGTCCATCCCATCACGCCACCGGTTTTCGGCCCTCTACGCCACATTCCGCCGGTGCGGTCGGAGACGTACATCTGACGGGTAGTATAACCGGCTGTGGCTTGGTTATAGAATTTAACAGTGCAGTAAAAATTCGTAGTGAAAAGACTCAAGATGTCGGCCCACTGCCGTGCGGTGAGGTAGTTCCAAGACATGGAGACCTTTGCCACATCATGCCGCACGACAGAACCAACAACCTTTCCCTGAACATTTCGGCCAGAGTCTACGATAGTACTAGTCGTTCCCTCATAAGAGGATGGTTCCGGCAGCTCTACGCCATTCACCGTAACCAGGGCAGGAATATTGGCCATCTGAACCATCCTTTCTTAATAGGAATAAACTTCGGTACCCATAATAGACACGCCACGTTCTTTCTGGGTCTTTTCAACAGAAGCGGTGAGCTGCTTGCTATCAAGGTACACTCTTACATCTCTTCCATCAGAGATTTCCTCTCCATACCGCTGCCAGATGTCGAGGAATGCATTGTAGCAGCCGTTGTACACAGCATCTCTCATCTCTTCGGAGTTTCCACTTGCGGCAGAATAAGTGCCACTATAGGAAGAGCTGGATGTCGAGGAATTGTAGCTAGAGCTTCCAACATACTGAGATGTATCGCTGTAACTACTGGTAGAATGGCTACCACCAAGTTTTGATACGATTCCAGCGATTGCAACACCAAGGGCGGCGGCAGCAGCAAGGGCTACGATTCCAGCGGGAATGCCAAAAACCGTAGCGCTGAGGGCGGCGCCCACAGCAGAAAGCATTCCCGCCACTGCGGTTCCGATGGTGCTTACCAGCCCGGCAAACCCAGCGAAAATTGTCGGGAAAGAACTGAGCAAGCCGCCAGACAGCGCAGCGCTGATTGCTTTAGCAGCCGTTGCGAGAGGAGACTTCACGTTTCCGAAAGCCTGCGTAATACCAGAAAGCATCGTCTGAGTTTCAGAGGAAACCTTTCCGAAATTCTGAGTCAGTGCGCTCACCAGATTTTTGCCAATGGTAGCAGCGGTATTCAGCAGAGAAGAGGCTTGGCTTTTCAGCTCTTTACTCAACCTGCCGAGCAAATCGCTTGCAACGGACTTGACGCGTTTACGCTGCTCATCGCCCATAGCGCCCCAGATGGAAGCAGCAATAGTAGTGCCGACTGTTTTCCAGTCGCCACTCTGCGCGGCCTGAATGAAAGTTTGCACCGTGCCGAAGAAGTTGGTTTTGAGGTTGTTATCGAGTTCGACCCACTTAGAGTCTAGCCCGGAAATGATGCCGTTGACGTAGCTTGTGCCGCAGTCAATGCCATAGCTCGCCATCTCTTCGCCTTTGACCTTGGTGGCGTCTACGAGTTTATTCATAGCATCGTTGACGTAACCGAGAGAGCCAGTGATACCGTTTGCAAGGCCTTCTACGACGTAGCCGCCAAGCTCTGCAAACACCTTAGAAGGAGAATGGATGCCGAGAGCTTCCTTGAAGCCATTGACAAAGCCATCAGTGAAACTCTTGATGCCGTCTGTAACGGTACTCCATGTGTCTTTTAGGCCGTTAATTAGGCCGTCCCAGATGAATTTGCCAAGTTTTTTCAATTCACCAGGAAGTTTTTTGAACTCCTCGACAATAGACGAAACGATTTTTGGAATTTCAACAACAACGAAAGCAACCATACGCTCCCGCCATTCAGAAATAACATCAAGAGTTTTGAGAATTGCAGTCCCAATATTTCCCGGCAGTTCTTCAAAAAACTTAACAACAGAAGAAACAATTTTTGGAACTTCGGTTGTTACAGTAACGACCATGTTTCCGACCCACTCCCCGATTTTGCCGACGGCAAAGCCAAGGGCATAGCCGATTTTTTCAGGAAGAGAACTGAACCACTCGCCAATGCTACTTACGATGTTCCCAACCTTTTCAGGCAGAGAAGTCATAAAGTCAATGACAGCGTTCCACTTAGTGACAATGATTTGTTTGATGGCATCGATACGCTGCTCAAAAACATTTTCGACATAATGCATTTTAATGTCGGCTTCTGCGGCAGCATCTGTTTTTTCGCCGCTCTCTTTAGCGCCCCATTTGATACCAGCCCAGTGAAGAACAAGGCCAATACCGACACCAGCAGCGGCAACGGCCCCAGCAACAGGAAGGCTTGCACCAACAAGTAATGCAACGCCAGCACCAGCAGCACCGCCAAAAATCCCCATCAGAGCAGTGATGATGGTGTCAAAAACGGGAAATTCTTTCAGCTTTTCACCAAGCGAGAATGTAATTCCCGCAAAGGTAATAAGACCTGCAAGACCGATAGAAAGCGTTGCGGCTGTACCAGAGGCTGCTCCAAGATTGGTGAGCAGTGTGATACCAGTAATAGAACCGAATGCCGTTGTTAAAGCAGCCTGAATCCATGTGCTTGCATCGCCAAGATTGGCTTCGCCAGTACCAAGTGCATAAGTAAGACCTGCAAGGCTCGCCACAAAAGCGATGCCCATACCAAGCGTAATGCCATCTGCTCCTATCGTGCGCCAAAGAACAAAAGAGCCAAACGCGGCAGATACCACTTCACCTAAAAGTTCGAGAGGATTCCCGCTAGATGCGTAACCCTTCGCAAAGCTGAATACTAACGATGCTTCGACAACGACTGTTGCAATCGAAAGAGCCAACTTTTGCAAATCCGTCATTTTAGAAATTGCTGTTGCAATGTTCGTCAGGAAATTGGTGATTTTCCACAATGCGAGTGCAGCAGAAATAGCGCCAATAACCGGCAGCATATCTTTGATTTTCTGCTTTATAGCGTCAATCTGCTTTGCAAACTCTTCATTGTACTGCTTGAACATATCGTAGCCGGACAGGTCTACATCGCCCAAAATGTTGCCAGCAGCTGCACCGCTGCCAGAACCGGAACTCCCCTGTGTGGGGTCAATTATGTTCAACTCATCAAAACCCATCGTGTAGTCCTTGAGGGCTTTGGCGGCTTTCTTGGTGGAGTCTGCCGTGTCATCCATTGCGTCACCGATGCCGCCAACGCTATCAGCGCTCTTGGTGAAATCAGTAAACACGACCTTCACACCCATCAGCTTTGCCACCCACTCGACAAACTCTCGAATAAGCTGAACAGCAGCAATCAGCGGGGGAAGAATGGATTTCAGGGCGGGGTAGAGCAGAGAGCCGACAGATTTTGCCAACATATCAAGCTGTGCTTTCAGAATCTTGATCTGGTTCGCAGGACTCTGGATGGTCTGTGCAAAGTTGCCCTGCACGTTGGCAGTCTGCTTCATAATGGCAATATAACGCAGAACTGCCTTATCTGCCTGAGACAGACTAGAAACCTGTTTGTTAAAGCCTAAAGCTAGAAGCTCCTGCTGTAACCGTGCCTGAGACAGGTCGACGCCCAGACGGCGAATAGGCTCAATCTCGCCAGAGATTGCGGAGGACATTGCAGTAAAGGTCTGCGCAACGTCCTTGTTCCAATAGGAACCTTCGTCATAGGCAAGCTGAGTCAGGTTCTTGGACAGAACGTATGCCTTGTCGCTGGCCAGACCAAACGAAGTACCCAAGCTCTGGATGGTAGCCATGTAGGTCATCGCTTTGGTCGGGTCAACACCAAGCAAGCCCTGCATCTTGCTAATAAGCGTATCGGCTTCACCGCTCAAATTGCCCATAGCATTATGAAACAGGTCTGTTGCTTCATAGAAGTCGTTGAACTTTGCAACAGCGTTGCCAAGATACTCAGCGATAGCTTTCAACGAAACCAGCTTTGCCATGTTCCGCATAAAGCCGTTCATCTGATTGGACAGGCTGAGATAGCTCTTGCGCTGCTTTTCGTTGGCTGCGGTCACGCGGTTAGCCTGCGTAACCACCTTACTCAACTGCGGAGGGAGCTTTGCAAAGGCATTGCCCACTTTGTCAAGCTGAGATGCAAGGGGAGTGAGCGAGGTGAAGATGCTATCACAAGCAGTCTTGAACTTATTGAGCGTGTCTGCATCCAACTTATCATTGATAGATGGGATTTTAACAATGGCGTTCATTGCACTGCCAACCGCTTTCAATCCAGAAGCATCAAGGTTCTGCAAGGGCTGTAATTCGCTTTTCAACGATTCCAGCTTTGCGCTTAAACCAGTAAAATCAATGCCAGAAACATCAATGTTTGACATCTTTTCGATGTTCTTAAAAATAGAACCAATGCCTTTGGATGCAGACTTCAGCCCAGCGATAGAACCAGCTAGTTTATCAAGGCTATCGCAGACGGCAGAAACATTGCCCTTAGAACGAAGATTGGCGATAGCGTTAGCCAATTTATTGATGTTAAGCTCTGCGCCCTGCGATTCCGCAGAAATCTCTACGGATAAGCTTGTAATATCAACATCAGCCATCACTACCACCATCCTTTTCCATCATGGAGAACATCATGCGCTTAATGCGCTCCTGTGCTTCCGCAGCACGTTGGTATTCATACTCTTCCTTCTCCTTTTGCGTAAGGGGAATCGGTCTATCCATGTACTTGATGGGTTTAGACCCTTTCTTTCGGAACATATTGCCAACCGTAGAGGAAAGCGCAGATGCCATGTAAAAACCGTTTCTCCATGCTTCTGCATTAGCTCTGCGTTCTCGCAGCTCCTCTGCGTCACGGTATACCTTAGCCAGCCAGACATCGCCGTACCAGAACTGGTCGTATGTCATGCCGATGGAGATGTAATAGGCTTCTACATCGTGGAACAGCTTGGAGAAGGAGAACGGCTCTCCCTCTCCGTCCGTTTCCTGAGATTGTGCAGTTACACAATCTCCCACGTTGCGTTTTTTGCAGTTTTGTCCTCAGTGTCAGTTGCCAGCAAAGACTTAGAAGCGTCCATGAACATCTCAAGCAGCGCAGCCATCAGCTCTTCCTTCTCGTCGATGTGGGCAAACATTTCGTCCACGACTTTACGCTTGATGCCACGATTCCGGGCGATAAACGCGCCGTAGAACAGGGCGCGGGAGTTGGACAGCAGGTTGGTCATCTGGGTGTACTGGCCAATCTGAAAGCCTGCACGTTCGGTAGCTTCAACGCTGTCACGGGTGAAAGTCAGCTCATAAGTGTTCTTGCCATCGGGGGAATGAAAATTGATAACCTTTGCAGCCATAATAAATGCTCTCCTTTATAAATAGGGGCAGAACCAAATCCGATGTTCAGTTCTGCCCGGTTTGATTGATT